TTCTGGCCATCTGCCATACCGGTACCTCCTACTACACACCCCAAGTGGGGCATCCCTAATCCTAAGGCCTGACTATCACGCTGTCAACCACCCAGCACGATAAGGAATCTTAACTTTCTATTCGTGCCCTGCGCTGGCCTGTTGTGTTAAGACGCCTTAACAATGCCCACCAGGAATAACACGATGGAATAACTGGAATAACCCGAATAACTGGCCAGAATAATAGCTGTGGTAATAACTCCGGTGCGAATAACTGCGGGAATAACACTGTAGGTATTAGTTGTGAAGTGAGGGAAAAACGGCCTGGCTGCCCTGCCCAGGTATGCAAGCATCCCAACCCACCACTCTTTTATCATCTATAAGATTCCTTCACCAAATCACCACCAACCCACCACCAGCAAAAAGAAATGCCCAGCACCGGGAAGATCAGGTCATAGCGCAGAGAGGGATAACAGTCCCCAGCACAGAACGAATCAGCCATGATCGAACCTCTTTGCTCTCTCTACGATCTCTTAGTGTTTCTCCTTCCCTATGGAGCGTATACGGCGCCTGCCTCACGGCACCGTGACCCTCCTCTCACGACTCAGCCGCCTTCGGCGTCTTCGGGCCGAGCCTGAGGCTCACTGGCGTAGACAACCACAGAGCTGCGCAATAATACGACGGTGGTAGAATGTCTAGATGGAAAAGCATATGGTTGAATACATGAGAGAAGTCTTCGATGAGAACCCCGTGTTGGTAGCATCTACGCTTGCCGGCATTGTCATCGGCTGCGTGCTGGCGCTAGCAAGCTAGGAGATACACTATGGCATACATATTGCGCAAGTTCTCTGAGGAACTGATCGTAGTCCTGCTGATCGGCCTTGTGTCGACCACCACCGCCTGGACAGCGATCCAGGCCTCATTCCACAACAATGCGTCGTCTGCCGCCTATGGCGACTACCAGCTGATTATCGCTGACGCGAATAACCTGTGGATTACGGCAGAGGTCAAGTACCGGGCCGACCTGCTGGCCTGGGACACCGGCCTTGGTGGCTCATATGAGTTCAGCGTGTACGCGGTGCCGTGCCAGACCAAAATCTTCCCCGCGACCCAACTGCCAGACTGCGCGGAGTATATGGACGCCGTGTATGGCCCATATAACGAGATGTATAACAGCGGAGACGAATTCCTTGCGCTCTCTGAGCTTGAAGGCGGCTACAGCAACCGACTGCAGGTACTTACGGGTATCTTTGCCGTTGCCCTGTTTGCCCTGGGTGTCACCTCTCCGATGAAAAGCCGGAAGAACGCCTCCTACCTTGTGGCGTTTGCCGCAGTCCTGTGGGTGGTTGGCATTGGCCTAATGGTCACAATTCCCATCATCTTGTTGTAAGGGGAAGATATGTCATACGTCATTGCAAATATCCCGCCAATTGCCTGCTACGTCCGCAAGGAGTACCTGCGCGACTTGCAAGACAGCCACGGAGAATTCACTCCTGCCTATTGGGTAACCGTCAAGGCAATCCGCCACCGCGCCTTGTATATCGAAGCGTTCCTTCCGGAGTACGGTGCGCTCTATGACAAGCTGCCGATCAGCGCCTTTGTCTGGAAGCCGGAGACCCCAAGCCCTGACTTGAAGCTGGGTGACCTGCAGCTCTGGGACGCTATCTCCCCCCAGCTGAGCGTGATCGAAAAGGCCGTGCTTAAGAATATGCGGTGTAAGTTCCGAACCCCGGCGGGCACATGGGGAGAGGGGCACTACCTCTTTACCGTTGACATGGTACATACTGAACCGAACGAGATCGACGCAAACTGGGCGCGTGTCCCCTCTGAGCATAAGTCCTATAACTTTATCCGCCTAGACAACGGGCAATTTGCCGCCCAGCCAAACAACCGGGTGCTGTGGCTTGATGAGGCTATTGTGGCAAAGGAGCCAAAGATGCCGAACTTTAAGGTCAGCACCAAAGAGTTCTCGGCTGAGGGTGGCCGTTGGGGCCTAGGTGACGAAGACTCGTGGACATATGAGCCAACGCAAAATAAGGAGAAGGCCAAATGAGTGATTTTGGGGATTGGGCATGGGTGGTTGCCATAGCCATGGGCGTGCTCATCATTGTGGAACAGGCTCGGTACGAGATCAAAGAGTCCCGTAAGAATAAGCGGCGATAACCCCGATTTGACAGTCTGTTTGCGGCCTGATACCGTTCCTCTTGTACCCGCCGGGGAACATCAACAACCGGGGAAAAGAGATGCGAGTCTCTGCTCTCGGAAGTAGAACGGTTCGCCATAACCCGGTGGGGCACTTGTGTCGGTTGAGGCGGGACTCCTACCCCGCCTCCCGATACCTTAGTAGGAGGGAACCATGAAGACTCGAGAACTTAGAAAAACCGCCCGAAAGGTCGCCAAGACTCGCGGCCACCAGCTCACCAAGTTCACCCACCTGATGGGTGCCGGCTGGGATCTTGCCAGCCATGCCCAGTGCGAGAAATGCGGGTATGAGGTCAGTGTCTATCCGAACCCTGCTCCAAACGGCATCGACATTGCCGGAAACGCGGTTGCGGTGAATTGCGGTACGCCAGCGTGAAGCCATTCGTTTTCCGCAGGGACGAAGAACTAAAAACAACGCTAGACTGCACCGACTGCGATGGGCAAGCTAGGGCGCTCTGGTGCGATAATGACGGCAACATCCCCCTGTGCGATCCTTGCGTCCGCGCACGCGAGGCGGCCTACCGGGTTAAGTACGCAAAGGAAGACTAATGCGAATGAAGGTGTGCGTGCGCTGCAAGGAAGATTGGCCAACGGATACTGAATTTTATAAAACACCCGAATCGCCAAAGTGCATCGCCTGCGAAAGCGAGAGTCAAGAGTGGCGGAAATACCGCACCCCTGAGCACATGGCTCGCCGGAGGGAATATCAACGCGCATATCAAGCGCGAAAGAAGCAGAGGGAGGCCCAGTCATGACCCGAAAGAAAATTGTCACAGCTGAAGATGTGCGCGAGCTCAAAAAGCTCCTAGACACAGAGTACCTTACCTCGTTAGATGCGCCGGTGTCTGAGGAGAGCGACAGCTCCTTTGGAGATTTTCTCAAAGATGAGCACGCAGCCGACCCACTGACCGAGGCCATGAGGAACGCCATGGTAGAGGCGGTTCACTCGGTTCTTGACTCCCTGCCTTCGCGTGACCGGCAGATCCTGTCCATGCGATACGGCATTGGTTTTCCCCGCCCGATGACCATGGAAGAGATCGGCGCAGAGTTTAGCCTCTCCCGTGAGCGTGTTCGCCAGATTGAGAACGCCGCCATGAAAACGCTGCGGCACCCAAGCAGAATGCGTAAAATGCGGCCGTACTCCGATGGCACCGGTAAGCAGCCATGACCGAAAGCGGACGATGCTGCTTCTATTGCGGCAACCCCATGGAGCAACCGACTGAAAGCCGCTGCTGCAGCACGGGGTGTGAGCAGCTGGCGCTTAGGGTTGAGAGGACTTCGATGGACGAGCTTCTTGACGACCGGCTGGCAGAGATGAAGTTCCTTCGGCCAATCAACCCAGACCCCGTAAAGGCAATGGCCGCAGCGATGAAGAAGTCCAAAGGCATTAACTCGTGAGGATTCGACTTCGCCAAAAACACTCAGATGCTCGGCTAGCAGAGATTTACCAGACACCGCATCAGCATAGGCAGTGGGAAGACCACATTCTCAGGGTAAAGATGACCATTGCGCTAGCTTCGTATTTTCCTAATGTTAAGACTATTGCTGATCTATCTGCCGGGGACGCAACGATCATCAGCGCTCTGCCGGCGGATACAAGGTACATCGGAGACTTTGCCCCTTCGTATCAATTTGTAGGACCAATTGAAAAAACCATCCACGAGATCCCTGAGGTCGATTTGTTTATCTGCTCTGAGACCATCGAACACCTTGACAACCCAGATGAGGTTTTAGTGGAGATCAGCAAGAAGGCAAAGCACTTAATCCTTACGACCCCAGATGGAGAGATTGACAACAATAATAAAGAGCACTATTGGGGCTGGGACAGCGACGGTGTGCGGGAAATGCTTTTAGCCTCCGGCTTTACCCCAAAGGCATTTTCCACCTTCCAGATTCTTAACCTGGGGTACAGGTACCAGGCCTGGGCGTGCGACTCAACGCGGAGGATTTGACAGGCGAATACCGATGCCTTAGGATGTGTTGGCGGGGTTTCCCGCTCTAGAGTAGGAGGTAGTAAATGAGCTGCACGTATTGCGATCCGGCAACAAGCACAGAGATTAAGGTCACTCTTGGTGAAGGCACTATGGGCGTCTACACGGCCCGAGTCCGCACCGACTACCGGTGGAACGGCTGGCTCTGCCCAGCATTCGATTTCAAGACCGCCCTGCGTGTTGCGGCGGACACCCACATCCTCGCCTCAGAGGCCACCGAAGAAGGCGACCATGGCGACATGGTGGAGTTTGCTTCGTATAACGCCCGGTACGGTACGTTCGTGATGAGCGGTGGTGGCCGCTCGTTTGATGACGAGCTTGTGGAGATTAACGCCACGCCGTGCTGCATGCGCTATGATATTGGCGCAATGAACTGGACGTGGGTAGAAGATATGCCTGAGATGGGAGATGAGCCGGAGTTTACGGCAACAATCCCCGTACCAGTCTGATAGAAGGAGAAATCATGGCGAAGAAGAAGGAAGTAACTGAGACCATCACCATTCGTAAGTACGACGAGGAGATGGGTGATTCTTACGACGTAGAGGTTAAGAAGGAGCCAGTAAGCAATTGCGAGCTGTGCTCGTGCGCGGGATGCCTTGATAAGCGTTGCTGCGAGCATCTGGCATATTGGGATAACGAGCATGGCCAGCCTGCGCGGTATCAGCTTGACCGGCTCGTTCAAGAAATTAAGAATCGAGATGCTGTAATTGCCAAGCTCAACAAGCACATTGAATACCTTGGGGCCGCTTGCGATCTTGCGCTTGACAGCTTGGGGAAGTCTCACATGCACCCGGCAAAAGCATTTATTCACGTCATGAAGACTGCGCTTGAGCACGACGTTGCTCATGTTTGGCGACTGTTTGCAAAGGAAGCGTACCTTTGCGAAGCGTGCCGGTGCAACAAGTGCTTGGCCGCCCTCAGGGCTGTGTATAACAATGAGGCAAAGAGGCACGGCTACGAAAAGGTACCGGAGTGCTGCGGACACAAGCATGTCTCTGCAGACCTTCCGTTCTGATGGGGAGGGGAGGTAACGTGGGGCTCTGGATCAAGTGGGACGCTAATGCCCATAAGGACGACAAGATTGCGTCGCTGACCGACACGGAGTTCCGCGCCTTTATCACGGCGATTAGTGAGGCAAAGCAGATCCGCAGTGGCGGCCTCTTTAAGAGCCGGAACCACCTCAAGGCGTGCATTGGCAGTCGCTACAGCAAGGCGATTGACGGGCTCGTGGCGAAGGGGCTGCTGGGCCTAGACGAGATTGGGGGCGTTGCTGTGCTGGAATGGCATCGGTATCAGGTTGACCCGACATCAAACAAGCGCCAGGCGGCGTACATTGCCCGGCAGCGCGTAAAGGTATAATGGTAGAAGTAGTTTTTAACCCTTGCTACCAACATGACCCGAAAGTGTTTAGTAGTGAGTCATTTGCCTGGCACTGCAACGATTGTTTTAACAATGCGGTGCAAGAGCATAGGTGTGAAGACTTTTATCTTCCGGGCACCAAGGATTGCGAGCTTTGCTGGCTCGCAGAAAAGTAGGGATACGATGTGTAGCGAATACAACGGTTGGGCTAACTGGGAAACTTGGAACATGGCGCTCTGGATTGGTGAAGACCACGACGGAGAGCACATCTTGCTTCAGGCCCGGGAAGAAATTGCTGACTTTACCGACGATGAAGTGGTCAATGTGCACGAAGCAACGTCATCGTTGGCAAGCTGGTTGCGCGACTTTGCCGAAGAGGTGTATCTTGGTCACCTCAACAAGGATGACATCAAGGGGCCTGTGGCGGATGCCATCTACCATAGCTACTTGCCAAAGGTTGAGTGGTATGAGATTGCAAAACATTATATCGAGGAGGCTGGACAAGAATGAAGTACAACATCATGCAGGACTTGGTAATTGTTGGAGGGGGCGCCCTTCTCATGATTAGCGGCGTTCTCTCTAAGGAGCCGATCAACATTGTTATCGCCGGTTTGTTTTTCCTGTTTGGCATTGCAACCCTCTATGCCGACACTCGGCGGGGATAAGATGTTTGCAGCAGGCCTTGCCCAATGGTTTGTATTTGTTATCTTCGGGAATGTAATATTCTGGCACGCAATCACGCACGAATATTGGTTTGGCTGGCTAGTGGCAGCAGTTTTCCAAATCTTTGGTATTGTAGCAATGGTTGATCACACGGCAGATCATTTCTTCCGTGAGGGGTTTAACAAAAACTGGGAGGAAAAGCGTGGCAAAAAGGGATAGCATCTCTACTCTTAGCCTAGAGGCAGCTTGGTACCAGTACCGCGTCGGCCTTCTTGGGCCGGGAGAAGCGCTTTGGTTTAGCAGTAGCGCCATGTGTGAGTGCGGAAACTCAGACGGGTTCAACTGCTTTAACTCAGACCACCACGAGTGGCGACGAGTTATGAGCCTGGCCTTTATTGAAGAGCCCGTACGGATTGAGCCCCCGGCATTTGCTCCATGCGATGTGTGCGCATGCGTTGGCTGCTCTGAGGGGAATTGCTGTGAACACGAGGGAATCTAGGGTGATTGGAATGCTAGACAGGCTTTCTGAGCTTCCTCCGGAAATCTTTCGAACCGTTGAGTACAATGGCGATATGATCCGGCTGCACCAGTGGGCCAGCAAGTGCTCTGGAGAGGTTGCTCAAACACATGAGCCGTATTGCCGGTTAAGTGCCGAGCTGGATGAAAGCCCCCCGGCTGGATGGTTTTGGCTGAAGCACTGGAGCGAAAACGAGCCGTTTGTTGCGTTCCTGCTGCAGAATGATGTGATTGAGCTTCACGATACCGCAGAACGAGCGACCGGATATGTTGTTGCCAGGGCGGCACGGCTGAAGGTAAAGATCTTTGCGGCGGAAATTCATGGCGCATAGCAACCACATCGAGGGCCACATTCACGTTGACTGCGAAGATAGCGCCGGGGCGACCGTGTACTCTGCCTGTAGTTGCTGTAATGCATTCCTTGACGAAGTAAAGGTAAACGTCTACGAGCTGCAGCAGTCTGCGCGTGAGCAGGGGCTATGCCCCGGGTGCGGCAGCGACTGGTGCGCCGGAGGATGCGACGATGAGTGAGAGGGTGTATGATCTGACTATCACCGCTTTGGTCGGTGGGTTAATCTGGTTGCTGGTTTCAGCCGTTGGATTGCGTTAGCAAGGAGTTGTTATGGGTTTGATCTATTTGGGTATTTTCGTACTGGCCATGGTCGTCACCGGCATTTCGCAGTACCGCCGGTTTTTGCGATCACAGAGCCCTGAGGCCCGAACGGCCTTTGCCAAGAAGGGGAAGAAGTGAGCTATACCTTTACCAAGAAGGATATTCAGGACGCCATTGACGCCCTGAACCGCCGGGCAGGGTTCCCGCCGGGCACAAAGCTCTGGGAAAACATCGACGGCAAGCAGGTATCAAAGGTTGGTTTCTACCACTCTTGGTACGATGCGGGCTTAAAGTTGGTCTGCACAACCAATGACCGTGGTGGTCACCGGTCTGTGTTAAAGCTTCAGACAACGAGCAAGCGCGAGTTTTACAACCTGATCTGGGCATACATTGCCGGACTCGATGATGCAAGGAGCAAGAATGACTGACGATATTAATATTCCAGAGCAGCAGATTGTCTGCGACTTTTGCGACCCAGAGACGAGCCAGGCGGCATTTGTAACCCTACATGCAAAGGCTCCAATCTTTTACGCCCGTGAGCTTCGTGAGCCGGACTCTGACGGTTTCCGCGTCTGCTCGTTTAGCGACGTTGCTGTTCGAAGGATCGGCGCGTGGCTAGCCAAGCAGGCAATGACCTTCTGGCCTAACGGGACTTTGATCGTTGAGGACGTCCACGAGAAGAGCTTTTGGATTATCCGCTTGTCAGAGACGGCGTCTGAGCTCGCGTTTGAGCAGTGCGTCCAAACGCCTTGCTGCGGACGATACGTTATCGGCGCAGAGACGTTCCCGTGGCAGTATGACGAGTCTGCCAGCCCCGAGTTTGCAGCTGAGGCCACCCCGTGGTAGCTCGAGTGCTGCGCGGCACCGGTCCACTTGGCATTTGCAATCACTGCGGAACGGTCTCACGTGTGTGGGAATACGGGGAGCCAGTTCGGGGAAAAGAACACGCGATCTGCTATCAATGCATTGAGGCGATTATCTCAGCCTTGCGCTAAGATCCCGAGCTTGCGAACAAGTGGCCGGACTGGCCGATAATGTTTGCAAGCGTTCTTCATAGACGTGCGTAAAAACTCATCCGTCATGTAGTGCCGAGCCATCTTCACATAGATCCTTGCCCATTTTGGCGTGTGGTTCTCATTGGACTTTACGTGGGCCGCCTCGTGGATGGCCGTGTCAATGTCTTTGGCGCAAAGAATAATCTCGTGTTCTTCGGAGATAGATATGCCCATAGGGTGATGATACCCGTATGTTTTGCGTTCTCTTTCGTGATGGTGCAATCGAACCAGCTGCACGCCTGACTTAAATGTCTTGCAGGAATCTGCAATGACCTCAATGGCCTCTCTCCACTTGGGTAGCTCTGACTTCGGCATAGTGACCGGGACAACGAGCTCAAAAGGAAGATCGGCGTACCACTTCATTTATCGGCCCTTTTTGCGCTTTGAACCGCACGTTGGACAAACTTCCCCATCGTCAGACTCCGAGCCGTTTAGTTTTGCTAGGAGCTTTTGGATATCATCCTGGTCAAATGCAGTGTCAAGAAGGTAGTCGTTAGCGTCTGCCTCTTGGAGCAGCTCAAGAAGCGCATGGTCATTCCAGCTCGCAAGCTCAGAGGTTTTATTGTCCGCAAGCAAAATTGCTTTTGCCCGCTCGTTATCGCAGTCAACCCAGAACACCGGAACTTCCTTGATGCCGCAGATGCGAGCGGCCTGGAGCCGGTGATTGCCAACAAGCACGTACCCGGTAGAAGTCTGGGCCACAATGGTGCCGAACCACCCATTCTTCTTAATACTGGTAACAATAGCCCCAATATCACCCTCTCGAGCGTTCTCCGGGTGAAGCGCGAGCTTATCTACCGGTTCAATGCTGATTTCCATGCTTCCTCCAGGGTGATTTTTGCTGGCAAGTGCCGCGTTTGCATCCTACCTGAGGAACTCGCGCCAAACAACGGGGCGCTGTTTTCTATGTAACAAAAATACTAATGAAGTCTGGTATCATCTAGACAAGAGCCCGGAAGGGTGCTAGGCTTGTCGAAGGGAGGTACCTATGAAGCTACCGGCACACAGGGCTCACCGACGATTTTGGACAGTGCTCGTTGCGTTGGCCGTGGCTACGGGCCTCCTCTTCCCAATGGGCTTCTGGAATCCGCCAGAACCCGTCCAGGAGCCACCGAGAGAGGTTTTTGCCGACCAGCCAGCCGTTCCCACCAGCAGACCTCAAAGCTGGGACCAGAAGTGGGACAATGCTATCCGGGTAAACGGCTTCGGGACTCGCTATGACGCCTACCAGCATGCTCGCTCTTGGTACGACTCCCCAAAGACGTGGGTGTATGCAAACAAGAAAGAGTGCGCTGCCCGCCCAGAGTGGAAGTGCTATCGCCGCAACATGGGTGGCTGGTATGCAAACGTGCGCCCATGGAAGACTACCTTGAAGAACATGTACGCCGCGCTTGGTCCGCGATTGCGCGAGCACCTCAATATTCCATCGTGGCACACAATCCCTACCCAAAAATTACTTATCGTCTCAACGCACACAGGTAAGTCCGTTGAGGTCTGGATCGCCGACTATTGCGCCTGCCACGGTGCAGACAGGAAGCAAGGCACGCGAGACGACAGCCTGATCGACCTGAGCCCACAAGTGTGGGCGGCCCTGGGGGCGTACAAGAACGAGAAGATTCCTGGATGGCCGTACGCCAACACAACCCCAGGATTTAAGAACACCATTGAGGTTCGCTTTATCCCCTAGTTGACGCCTTGCTAGGATGAGCGTAGTATTGTGTAGTTGAAGAGCATCACCCAGTAAGGAGGATTAGCATGGAAACCAAGATGGGCCCAGAGCTTGTATTTATTCTTTCCCAGATTAGCGTGGGCCGCAAGAACGCCATTACGTATAAAGACCTTTCCCAGCGCACCCGGTGGAACAGCCGGGCAATCCAGCTGGCGGTTGAAGAGTTGCGGAATGTTTGGGAGCAGCCGATTTGTTCGGCATCCGACGCCCCGGCCGGGATCTACCTCGCCACCAGCTCTGAGGAGCTTGAGGCGTGGTCGAACATGCAACGAGAGCGCGCCCGAAGCCTTCTTCGATCTTCTTGGGCTGTCCGAAAGATTGCCAAGAAGTGGAAGGTCCAAGAAGATCAGGCTCGCCGCGACAACGCAATGCCTGGAGAGGTGACGCTCGGGCTATAGCGTGTTATAGTCCCCTGGGGCCGAGTAAACGCCAAAGGTCATCATGCCTGAGGGTAACGGCGGGTGTAACTCCCGCCCGGCTCCACCAAAGGAGAAGGAATGCCAGCTTACGACTACAAGTGCAAGAAGTGCGACATCGTCCGTGAGACCGTGCGCAAGATGAGCGACGACTCTAAGGAGCTATGCCTTGTGTGCAACGGCGAGATGAGCGTTGTATTCAACACCCCGAAGATTACCTACAAGGGATCTGGTTGGGCCTGGCAGGAAAAAATTCCGCAAGAAACCCACCTCGTTATTGGCGCTGACCCCTCAGACAAGAAGTAATCTCCTTAGCCAAGTTGTGCATTGCCTCGCCCGGATTTTCTCCGCGACCAATGATGCTGGCTTCGTCTGGGACAAGATCTCCAGGAAAGCATTCAACAATCCAATGTGCTTCGCGCTTCTCGGTCTTCTCCCACCAAACAATCTGCACCGCTGGAAGCTCGACCCGCTTACCACAAGCTTGCTCAAATGCCCGCCATCCACAATCTAGGCACTTTTCAACATCTGTTGGTAATCCGTATGCCTTGGTTCCCTCTGGCCCAAGAATGATTGCCGCCGAATGCAAGCACTCTGCCTTCTCGTTCACCAGCTGTAAATCTTTTCCAGTCAATCGACCTCCGGTATCAGCCCGTCGCCCCGTCACTCCGTCGCCCCATCCCCCCCAGGAAGGATTGCGATCATACGCCCCCCGGATACTCCCGTCAAGTTCAATTCTGTGTTCTAACTACAAAAGAAGTATTAGCCCAGACCCCCGGATCTCTGGAGCCCCATCCCCCCCTCTCCTTAAAGGTTCTCCCCCCCTTCCCCAAAATCGTCACCAAACGGGCAAAAAGTGTGGTATCTTCCATCCACGAAGGAGAACCCATGAGCAAGAAAAAGCAGCGTCGAGCGGCAAGCTTTGTGAAAACTACGGCCCCCCAGCCGGAGAAAATTTCACTGATTGCCATTACGCCGATCATCGACGGTAAGGTGGACCACGGCTATACGCATTCGCTGTTGAGCATCCAACGGGCGTGTCTCCAAGTAGGGATTGATTTTCATTGGAGTTTTGTTGTTGGCAGCTCAATGCTCCCGGTAGCGCGAAACCGATGCGTTGCCAAGTTCATGCAAGAGTCCACAGCAACACACATCCTCATGCTTGACGCCGACATCACGGTTGACTGGGAAGACGTGATGTATGCCATTGCGGCAGGAAAAGAAATTGTTGCATTGCCGTGCATCAAGCGGCAAATTCGTTGGGACCGGGCAGTAGATCTTGTGAGAAAGCGCCCTGAGGTTCCAGCGGAGGCCATTGAGGCCGTGCTTGGTAGGCCAAACTTTGTCTTAGACAATTCGGCACCGGCGCCCAACGAGCAAGAAGCAGCTCTTGGCTTAATGCGTGCCACACATGCCGGAACGGGGTGTATGATTGTCCAGAGAAGCGCCTTCGAACGCTTCCAGAAGGCCTATCCGGACCGATGGTATATTGAGCTAATGGATGAAAAGCAGATAAGAACTGTTGAGTATTTTCGCTACGGTCGGAGGGAAAATTATTTTATCGGAGAGGATTACAACTTCTGCGATGAGTTCCGAGCAATCGGTGGAGAAGTGTGGGTCAAGGTTGATGGCCATACTCGGCACAGCGCCTCACTTGCGCTGAAGTACGATCTAGCTGCGCTACACGCGCTTGAAGGAGAAAAGTAACATGGACTTTGCGGCATTGCTTCTTGGATTTGTTGTTGGGTTTTTGATCAGCGCGCTTTTGCTTGCCGGGGGAATGGCAATGAAAGTCGCGGAGGGCGAGCGCAGGGCGTGGGGGGAAGCTATTGGCGTCTTTATCAACCTGCAGCGCGAGCATACAAAGTGGCACGAAGAGGAGAACAAGCGAAAGATGCCTGAACCTATTGGCGCAAAGCGCAAGGCCAACTAATGCCAGAGCCAAGGATTCAATCAGCGCCGACAAAGAGGTTCCCAAAGCTTTGGGTCTCGACGCCAACGCTAGATGGCCGAGTCTCGTCGGAGTACATGCACTCATACGACAATCTAAAGTCTGCGCTTTTCCAGCAAAAGATCAACTGCAAGGTTGACTTCCTTACCGGCAACTCGATTCTTCCCTCGGCAAGAAACTATCTTGTGGATCGCTTCCTAGAGACAGATGCAGACTGGATCTTCATGGTTGACTCTGACATTAACTACGAGCCAGGCGATGTGTTGGCGTGCTTACCGCACCTTGAAAACACAATTGTTGGCTTTCCTTGCTGCAAAAAGTTTGCAAAATGGGACCGGATTGCCGAAACTGTTCGAAACAACCCAGACTTTGCCCCAAAAGACATTCCGGCAATTTTGTCTGACGCAAACTTCTCTATCCCAGAAAGCGGAATTATGCACACCGATGACTACGGGCTTGCGACTGTCGACTGGATTGGCACCGGTGCAATGCTTGCATCACGAGCTTCGCTTATGAAGATCATCGCAGCAAACCCTGAAGACAAGGTTGAATTTGACAAAAGGGCTATTCATCAATTTTTCCGCTACGAGCATCAGCAGATTGTCATTGATGGGGTGAAGTGCACGCAATACGCCGGTGAAGACGTATCATTTTGCAGGCTGGCAAAAAAGTCAGGGGTCGAGGTCAAGGCAAAGATTGACGCCAGGACCGGACACGCTGGATTTTTGGACTACCGGTTTGATGCTGCTGCCGTCAGTAAGCTTAAGTACGTTCCGCCTGCGAAAAGGGACTAAACCGGGACTCCTCAAGCGGGTAGGCGTACATCAACCAGTTAGAACGGATCTCCCTACCTGGAATTTCTGCCCCTTCTAGCTTTGGAACATAGGCCAAGACGTGTTCTCGATTGCTAAATTGGCGCAAGTCAACATGAGCAGTGTCCGGGGTTGAGGTTATGACGCAATCAAACTTTGGCAATATTTTTGCGGCAGACCAATCAAGCATCACCCTACTGGCAATATCCCCGAAATCCAACGCAACAACGTAGGGGTCAGGAAGGGTAACTGTTGTAAACGACTCTTCAGCCCTGATGCCAAGCTTGTGGAGGATAAAAGAGACGCGCTGCTTGCTGATGCCATGCATCCTTCCGATTTCGTTGGCCGTGTAGCCATCCAGGAACAGACGTGCGATTTCTTCATTGCGATCCTTTTTTCTAGACTTCACGACAGATCTCGCAAAGCATCACATAGGTTTCGTGGTCATAGCATGCAACGAATGTTTCATCGCATGCGTCACATACCCGCTCAGCAAGCGCAGCCCCGCATAAATCACCGCACTCTTCCTCAGTGTTCTCATCTTCGGGGAACGGGGCGAGCAGGTCGATCATTTCTTTTTACCTGCGTCTGCGGAAATTGTTGGGCCACACTTCTTGTGATACTGTCGAAATACTGAGCGCCTAGCTGCGCCTTCTGGGAACCAGATGTGCTTCCAGGTGCTTATCTCATTTGACATAATGTTATTGGAACATGTATAGCAAGCTATGCCAGTCAGGTGCGCCGGCTTTGGGGTTGCCTTAAGCGTAAGCTTTGTGTTCGTTTTGCCTGCCATAATGCCTCCTTTCTTCCAGGCGCCCAGGGGGCGCCACTCCCCGGATAAAGGGGCAGTAACACAAGATAGTGGCGACTTGGTTACAAGCGCAATCCTGTGAAAATCTACTCATGGTGTGTTATAGTCCTGCCATGAGCAAAACACCGCCACCAAGCCCTAAAGTTGCGGCAATTTGGTATCTATGGTCTTCGTCGTTTAACATTGCCTTGGCGTACTCTCCAAGGTGGACAAACGACACCGACCCATACGCGGTGCATTTTCCAGAAAACATTCAAGCGGAGGATTTTGTGAGACTCAATGAAGAAGAGGCCCAGTGGCTTATTACCATGAAATCGGCGGTGAAAAATGGCTAAGACACTCTTGATCGTGCCGACCAGGCACCGGCCAGCATCGTGCGACGCTTTGCTAAAGCAATTTCGTGAAACGTCTGAAGATTGCGACATCTTGTTCGGAATTGACGAGGACGACTTCTCCCCGTACTCGGACGAGGTGATGGCCCTTGCGTCTGTGAACCCGCGCCTGCGAATGTGCGGAACGCTGAACCTTCTTGCCGTCAAGCATGCCAACGACTATGAGTACCTTGCATTTATGGGCGACGATCACCGGCCCATGACCAAGGGCTGGGACACAGAGCTTGCAAAAGAAATTGGCGACCGGGACGGCGTGGCATACGGAAACGACCTTTTCCAGGGTCAGAATCTTCCTACCGCCGTAATGATGTCGGCATCAATCGTTCGGGCTATTGGGTACATGGCGCCGCCGGAGCTTATCCATATGTACATGGATAATTTTTGGAAGGCGCTTGGACAGGATCTTGGCCACCTCATTTACCGTAGCGACGTCATCATTGAGCACCTGCACCCACTGGCTGGGAAGTCACAGAATGATGCCGGGTATATCGAGGTCAATAGCCCAGAGATTTATACCAAGGACGTAGTTGCCTTTGACCGATATCTTCGAGATCGGTTTGCTCATGATCTCCAAAAAATCCTTAACAAGTGAAAAACGTTCTCTCCTTTGTTCTCTACGGAAACAACAGGCGATACATTGTCGGAGCGTTTATTAACGCAATCCTGGCAAAAAAGATTTACCCGGACTTTGTAATGCGCATCTATATCGCGCACGGAGTTCCCGCATGGGCCGTAGAAGAGTTAAAGAAGTTTTCCAATGTGGAAATTAAGATTGCACCAGCCGGAAACCAATGGTTTGCGAATGCCTGGAGATTTCTTGCGTTTTCCGACCGAGAAGTCGATGTTGTACTGATTAGGGATATTGATGCGCGCCTGACCGTCCGAGAGCGCCGAGCCTACGAAGAATGGCTTGATAGCGGCCTAGACTTCCATGTAATGAAAGATCACGAGATTGGTCACAAGAAATGGCCGATGAGCGCAGGGATGTGGGGCGGCTACGCAGATAAGCTTCGAAATCTTGCCACAATGATGGGCATGTTTATGCAGGAGGAAACCGACAGAGACCCATACCTATCCGACCAAAAGTTTTTGTCACGGAGGGTTTGGGTAAGGGTGGAGAAAAGCTGCATGATTCACGACAGCTTTTTTGGCACAAAGGTAACAGCGCCAAGCGTTACCAAGAAGTTCCCAGTTGAACTTGAGAATCCTGCAAATCACGTCGGCGCAGCGCTAGACGAGAACGATTATTTTGTCATCTGGGAAGATGAAAGCCTGTCCGTTAAGAATGGCGGAATTGGCAAGTTTGAATATGACCTTGAGCTACTGGAGGCTTACTAGTGAACATTTTAATTACTGGGCACCGAGGGTTTGTCGGTCGGCACTTTCAGAAGTTTTACGAAAGCCAGGGGCACACGATTCTTGGCGTTGACATCGTTGACTCAATGGACGTGCGTAAATTCTTCTCCCTGGCAAATCACACGAAGTTTGACCTGGTAATTCATTTAGCGGCCGTAGTCGGTGGCCGGGCAAAGATTGAAGGGAACCCCCTCTCTGTGGCCGTTGACCTCTCTATCGACGCGGAAATGTGGCAGTGGGCTATCCGCACCAGGCAACCAAGAGTCGTTTACTTCTCTTCTTCGGCAGCATATCCAATCGAGCTGCAGACCAAGCAGTCACACAAGAAGCTTACAGAGGCAGACATTAACCTTAGTAATATCCGCAACCCAGACCTTACCTACGGCTGGTCAAAGCTTACGGGAGAGTACCTTGCGCAATTTGCCGAGGCAGAGGGTGTGCGCACGCACGTGTTCCGCCCATTCTCCGGGTACGGAGAAGACCAGGCCCTAGACTATCCGTTCCCATCGTTCATCGAGCGGGGACGTAATCGAGAAAACCCATTTGTTATTTGGGGCGACGGAACCCAGACCAGGGACTTTGTGCACATTAGCGATGTCGTTGGCTGCGTTGACGCGGCAGTGAAGCAAGACTACCGTGGGCCGCTCAACATTGGCACCGGACACGGTACAAGCTTCCGCGAGCTGGGAGAAATGGTTGCCAAGGCGGAAGGGTACTTCCCGAAGTTTCAGTTTCTAACAGACAAGCCAGAGGGCGTAAACTGGCGCGTAGCAGACATTTCCTCTATGCTAAAGGTATACACACCGAAAGTCGATCTTGAGACTGGAATCAAGCGAGCACTAAACGCAAGGAGGTAACTTGAGCGACACAAAGGACCACCAGCTCACCGCAATCCCAGATCTTTTTGTAGAGGGATCGTTTGAGTCCGAGTTTCAAAGGATCTACTCAGAGGCGTTCTCTCTCTTGGTTGAGAAGCAGCGCCGGTACGGAGACGCAAACATTCAGCACCTGGGGCTGTACGGCGTGATTGGCCGCATCTCCTTCGACAAGGTTTCTCGCGCCCTGAAGTTTATGAATGGCAGGGTGATTGACGGGAAGGTTGTTCTTAGCGACATGGACTACAGCACCGAGGAGTCGCTTGAGGATACCCTGCTCGACATTGCAAACTACGCCTTGATTGCCGTTGCGCTCCGGCGCGGGCTCTGGGGCAGGCCACTTGAAGAAAGCTTGCTTGCGGAGGACCGTTAGTGTCGTTGCGCGAGTCTGTGGTGATGACGTACCGTCAGCTCGAAGACGAACTTGAAAAGATGTACCCGGGCTTTAATCGAGGCGAAGCGGCCAAGAAGCTAGCTGAAGAGATGGGCGGGTACAGTCACCGGACAATCGCAGCTTACGTCTACGGGCACCGCAGGATTGTGCCTCAGTTCATTTCCAGGTTTGTTGACTTCTATTGCCTAAAGAGCGGCAAAGATAGCAGTGAGCTTCTGCAGAAGTTAGCAATTACCGAAAGCCCAACGAGAGCAAAGCGTGTCGTTCTTGCAGAAAGCAAGATGGTCACCAGGATGCAAAAGGCTGTAGATATGATGTGCCTAAACTGCGCCGGAGCAACAATTGAAGAGGGCGGATTCTGCTGGGACAGCGGCTGCCCACTTGTTGAGTTTACCCAATACCCGCCAAAGCAGGAGGCCAAAGGTGAATAGGGATGACCTCTGGATCGTCCTAGAAAACGACCGAGAGCATAGCGTGGTATTCTGGGCAGTAATTGACCGGGTGCAACGAGTTGTGCTCGGCCAAGGCCTTTCAAATCAGACGGATACTGCCGCAGAGCATGCGGAACAATTGGTCAATAAGCTGGTAGGGGGTGCCGAATGAGCAGCAAGATGCCAAAGCCAAAGAGTACTCCTAGCCCCTTGGCCGAGCGCGCAATCATGCTTGACCTTTCCGACGAGCTGGCAGAGTACTTGACTACGGTTTCCAAGAAGCTTGCGCCGGTTCTTGGCGGCAAGGACGCCGACTACGAAGGGTTTTGCTTTATCGCCAGGGATCGCAAGACGCAGAAGATTCGAGCCCACGTGTCAATGCACGTCCCAAACGACCGCGTTGCAACGACCTACAACGGCAGTGATGTGGAGGACCTTCAGCTTTTTGTATACGCTTGGGCGAACCACACCTTTATTAATAAGATGGTTCGTGCAAAGTGATTAGCAAGAACGCGAAAGCAGTTCTGGCCATTTTGCAGCGCTATCAAAACAGCTGGGTTGATGCCAAGCTGGTTCAGAACGAGCTTCCTGAGGGGGAGCGATTTGGTGCTCTGATTGCAGAGCTCAGGACTGCTGGTCATGTTATTGATCACCAGCAGAACGTAGACCCAAAGCGCAAGTCTTGGCAGTACAAGCTCGTTGTTGTAGATAAGAAAACGATCAGCGGGGGATGGATTTGTTCCCGCTGTGGCAGGATTGAGGCTAAGGATTCAGTCAGGTCCAATACGTTGTCAGAGCTACATGCTTCAACGTACTGTATTTCCTGCAAGAAAAGGCAGGTCTTTGTATTTAGGAGTTGAAAATGGCCTCAGTAACTGAAAAGATCGAAGGCGTTTTGTACGCCGACGGATGGGACGATTGCCTTATTGGACACGGAAACATCTTTCATGGATCTGACGGACAGCTTACGGTAGCAATTTATGACCGAGATAAGATGGTCAAGAAGATGGCTCAAGAGATTATTGAGCAGGAGCAGAGCATCGATCAGGATCAGGCAGAAGACTCTGACCCGTATCTTGAGGCTGACGAGTACATCTCGTTTAATGTTGAAGGTGCGTACTTTCAGCCGGGCATGCCGGTGTATGCAAGCTTAGGGGAAAACGCCGAACAGATCGAGGCGTAACCAATGCTTAACTTCATTATTGCGCTAGCGCTCATTATTGTCCCCTGCTCTCCGGCCCCAGAGTATTTTGCGCAAGCAGAAGACGACTGGGCCCGAGACCGCATCCTTGAGCCAGATAATTTTTGGCGTGGCGGCTACGTTCGTGACGGTTTTGTCTGGAGCGGTGCCGGTAAGGGTGCTGGAATCACGGTATACGTTGTAGATACTGGTATTGCCGACAACGGGCTTATTGAAAACCTTGCCCCTGGCTTTCATAGCTTTGGCAAGAACACCCTTGATTGCGCTAAGGGCCACGGAACTTCTGTGGCGTCTCTTATTGCCGGAGCCGGCTATGGCGTAGCCGAGGCTGCAACCATTGTTCCCGTGCGTGTGCTTAATTGCAGTGGAGGTGGCACGAGGGCGGCAATCCTGGCTGGACTTAAGTGGATTGCAACTAATGCAAGCCCAGACACCTCTGTTGTAAATATTAGTTTTGGCGGAAAGGCTGACAAGGCAGTAGACAAGGCCGTAGAGGCCATTAGCGACCTTGGGATTCCAGTAATCATTGCCGCCGGCAACTATGGAGCAAACGCTGCTAAGTATTCACCATCCCGAATGGGCTGTGGCGACGGACTGATGGTTGCGGTAGCCGCAAGCACGTGGCTGGATCTTCCGTGGACTAAGTCAAACTACGGAGATTGCGTCTGGCTGTATGCCCCGGGCGCCAACGTATTGGCCATGGGCCCAACCGACGAGAGGTTGGTAAGCGGAACGTCGTTCTCAGCTCCGTATGTGTCGGGGGCAATTGCAGCCTACGCAGCAGAAAACGGTGTCACTACCGAAGAGGCATTGAATATGGTGATGGAGGCGACTTCTAGCAGCATGACCATTGCCCAGAGGCTCAAGACCACCAAGGCTTTGCTGCAAATGTTCTCAGGGGATGAGTTTGCCCCGGATCTTTGCACGGATGATTGGTGGATGTGCTAGTAGCGCTTAGCTGCAGTGAAGTAAAAGCCGTCTCCGCCAAGATCGGCTGCGTACACTAGCGCATCAACAACGTCGTCGTGTGACCCGTTTGGGAATGCAAGCAGCTGCATCTCAAGGTCATCAATGCCAGGGGCGTTGTTTACGTGGAAGACCTTACCGGCCTCATACCTTGCCGCAAGAGCCCTGGAGCGCGTGACCTTATCTCGGTCCGGGCGAATCGGCCTTGCCGGCAGGGTTGTGGTGGACAAGATCTCTCGAACGAACGTACTCTGATGTTGAACGGCCTCAATGTTGACCGACTCAAAGAAGCGAGCATCGTCGAGCTCCGGGTCAAGCCCCTTGAGGCCAACGAGTCGTTGTGGCCATAGTGCGCGGGGCCCAGAGTCGTAGTCAAGGTTTCCCTGGCCGTCAATGCCGGTCAACCAAGCCCTGTGCCCTTCCTGCAACCGAGACTTCCAGCTGCCGATGATGTAAATGTTGTGCTGGTCGTCTACCACAATCTCCACAGCAGCGGTGTAGTCGCTTCTCTGGGAGGCTGAGGATGCAAGGTCTACGCCTAGGCGGCGTGATCCTTCTGGGACCTTGTCGACACGCTGAAAGTTTTCATACCTAAAGATGTTGCCGCCCATTGAGGTAACATCGTTTTGGAACTGCAACATAAAGATTGGCGTGCCAAGCTCCATCTTCTTTTGCTCCATGTCGGCAACGGTGTACATTTCCGGCCAGAGAACAGCGTCTTCCTCGAGCGCTCGTCGCTGATAGTGCGGCACGTTCTTCTTAATAAGCTCGGCGTAAAAGTCATCTTCGTGCCAGCGCGTGCCGATGTACCAACGCTTTGCCTTGGGCACAAGCATGGGGTCGACAACCTGCCAATACGTTTCACTTGCCTTCTGGCGCTGAACAGCAGTAGCGTTTTCCTTCATGCCCACCATGTCGTCCGCAAAAAGAATGTCAAGTCGAGCTCCGGGCTTAATAGAGCCAAGTCCGTCGGCAAAGCACGTTGAGTCCTTGCCCAGGTTTGCCCCCTTCACTGTCCACACTTCGTCGGTCCACTTGGAGCCAATAACGCCTTCTTGCGCCCAGGGAAAAACTTCGGCAAAGTACGGGGACTCAATGATGACCTTAATTGCCCTAGATCGTGCCAGGGCGTCAGACATGACTGCGGTAAGAACGCCAATGCGCACCTTGCCCTTTGTTACGCCAACCATGCGGGCGGCGCGATGAATCAACTGCGTAGTCTTAGCGTGGCCACGGGGCATGAGCACCAGTCCGCGCTCGTTCTCGTCAAGAAACTGCTCCATCTCGCGCAGATGCCTTGGAAAGACCAGCCCGCTAACATACTCAGCAAAGGCAGCGTCGGAAGTTTGGGCTTTGACCCTAAGCCACTCCCGGTAGTTGTTATTGACCGTCGCTGTCATCTTCTGTGGCCGTCCCTTCAATTATCTTGAGGCTGTCCGTAACTTCGCTTGCCCACATTTGCAGCCTTTTTGCAAGCTCTGCTGGGGGAAGGTTGTCAATCTCGTGAACGGTGTTGATCTGAATGGCCACGTTTGTCTGCCCTGGCCTGGAAGATGTTTCTGGGGCATAGGCACCCGTAAGTTTGGCAAGTCGATCAACCACTTCAAGCTGCAGCTTAAGGAAAGTTGCCTCCTCCTTTGAGCCACGGGCGCGGGCGGCTCCTCCGGCGGCCATTTTGCCAATAAGGTTTGCCCGCTGGATTAGCTCAATCCGGCTAGAAGCAGCGTCCGGACCTTCCTCAGACCATTGTTTTCTGATAGCATAGATATGTTTCCGGACAGTTTCGGGCGAAAGGTCTACGGCAGTGGCGATTTCCGGCATCGGAACCCCCTGCAGGTGCAGGCCTTTAATCTTTTCTCGAAGTACGCCCAGTTGTTCAGCGCCAACGCGCCCACGCTTTGCCATAGTTGTAGTATACCAAAGGAAATCTGCATGATCAGTATCTGCGACACCTGCGAGATTTCTAATGAACGTACATGCAGGCTATGTAAAACTACGTTTAAACGCTGTCAAAACCATGCAGCGGAGCCCGAACTTTGCTATCCTTGCGACACGGCTTCTGAGCTTGTAGTGCTGCAATGCGCCAACTGTGGAGCAAGAATGCAAGAGTTTAAGTGCAAGCTTATTTGTGAATGTGGCTATTTTGCCTCCTGTTCCGACTATTATTGAGGTGGCTATGCATCGAGTTCCGATTGACGGCGGGGACCTACAGCGTATGCTGGCACGCGACTACCCGCAATTTAAGTCTATTAAGGACGCCTGCGCGGCTGCTGGGCCGGTATTTGGCCTAACCGCAGAGACAATGCGGTGCTACGCCTCCTCAGGCGTGCCAAGACGCAGTAAAGCATATAACAAGATCCGTGCCCGCCTCATGCAAATGGAGCAAGAAGAGGCAACGGCCATGCTTGGGGTGCAGGTTGCCAATAAGAAATTGCTGGAAGCTATTGACAACCAGGTCAAGGCGTTCGAAAATGCAGTTGAAAACCTCAAAAGGCTGCGGTCTGGCCTTACCGGCTAATCCGGTTATCGTGTAACAATAGGATATACCATGGCAAGTTCTGTGTACGACATCACCGCTGAACAGGGAGCAAACTACAACGCTACGCTGACCTATAGGGACAGCTCAAACGTGCTGATTAACATTACTGGCTATACCGCCAGGATGCAGGTGCGGAAGACCCTTGGCTCTGAAACTCCGTATTTGTCGCTGACTAATGCCTCTGGCATCACGCTTGGTGGGGCTGCTGGAACGGTTGCGATTGCCATCTCTGCCGCGACGCTTGCCTCGGTACCGGCAGGCAATTACGTTTACGATCTTGAGCTTATCTCTGGAGCCGGTGTCGTTGTCAGGCTTATCTCCGGAGACTTTATTGTCACCGGAGAAGTAACGAGATGAGCCCAGACGTCGACGTAGTAGACATAAATTTAACGATTACAGCGGCTACAGATAATACTGTTACCGTATCTCCGTCAACAAATTCAATTACGGCCAACCAGACAACCAATAGCGTCACGGTAGGAACCCTTGGGCTGCAGGGACCAAAAGGCGATGATGGCTTTGTTGGATCAGACGGCCCACAGGGCCCGCAGGGCCCACAGGGCGCACAGGGCGCAACCGGACCGCAAGGTCCGCAGGGAACCGGAGCTTCTCACACCACCTATACGCACAGCCAAAACACTGCCTCGTCTACCTGGAGCGTTACGCACAATTTGAATTGTTTTCCGTCTGTCATGGTTGTAGATTCAGCTGGTAGTGTCGTTTACGGCAACATTGAGTATCTTGACAGCAACAGCCTGCGGCTTACGTTCGTTGCCGCCTTTGGCGGTAAGGCATACCTAAACTAAGGGGGAAGCATGAAGTTCTTAACCAATCTTGACCTTCAGAAAAATGAGCTGCAGAACGCCACGCTACAGAACCTTGCCACCGACCCGGCATCGCCAGTTCAGGGTCAGATTTATTACAACACCGTCTCTGACGCCATCAAGGTTTATGACGGAGCTGCGTGGGTCACGCTTGCAACTGGCGGTGGCACCGTTACCTCTGTAACCGCCTCCAGCCCGCTCGCCTCTTCCGGCGGCAATACGCCAAACATTACTATCCAGGACGGCACGACCAGCCAAAAGGGTGCCGTACAGCTTGAAAACTCCACCTCCAGCACCTCAACGACTACGGCCGCTGTCCCAGCGTCCGTCAAGTCTGCTTACGACCTGGCCGCAAGCAAGGCAAGCACCTCAAACAAGCTAGGTGATTTTGCGGCAACCTCTTCTGCCGAGCTTGCTGGCGTTATCTCTGACGAGACCGGCACAGGCGCTCTGGTGTTTGCCAACAGCCCAACGCTTGTTACTCCCGCACTTGGGACGCCATCAAGCGCCACCCTTACAAATGCAAGCGGCCTTCCGATCAGCACGGGCGTCTCTGGCCTGGGAACTGGTGTTGCAGATTTCCTTGCAACCCCATCGTCTGCAAATCTTGCCAGCGCTGTAACGGGAGAAACCGGAAGCGGCGCCCTAGTCTTTGCCAATACGCCAACACTTAACGGCGCAACCATCACTGCCACAGGGCAGACGCCGACAATTCACGGTATCTACCTTCCAGAAACGCACGGAATTTATTTCGAAGGAACAACGGCTAACGACTTCGAAACGTTCCTTAATGTTGTTGATCCAACTGCCGACAGGTCAATTAACCTTCCAGATGCTTCTGGCACGGTTGCGCTTACTGGAAACAAGCTTAGCGCTTTTGCCGCAACGTCATCCTCAGAACTTGCTGGCGTTATCTCTGACGAGACAGGCAGTGGCGCACTTGTATTCGCGAACACGCCAACCCTTGTCACGCCAAACATTGGCGCAGCAACTGGTACAAGCCTTGTGCTTTCTGGTGACCTGACGGTCAACGGAACAACCACCACCATCAACTCAACTACCCTCACGGTAGACGACAAGAACATTGAGCTTGGATCGGTAGCCACGCCAAGTGACGCAACCGCTGATGGCGGCGGTATTACTCTTAAAGGCACCACCGACAAGACGCTTAACTGGGTTGACGCAACAGACGCATGGACCTCGTCAGAAGACTTTAACCTTCTTACTGGCAAGGCCTACAAGATTGCTGGAACAAGCGTCCTCAATGCAACAACCCTTGGCAGCGGAGTCACCGGATCAAGCCTGACCTCGGTTGGCACAATCGCCACCGGCGTGTGGAACGGCACCGCGATTGCTATTGCAAGCGGTGGTACTGGTTCGACCAGCGCTGGCGATGCCCGCACGGCCCTTGGACTTGCGATTGGCACGGACGTTCAGGCATACAACGCAACCCTGGCCGCAGTAGCTGGCGGAACATACAGCGGCGATGACAGCATTACAACCGTCGGCACAATCTCTGCTGGCACCTGGCAGGGCACTGCTATTGCCTCAACCTACGGTGGAGCACTCCGCTATAACACCAGCGCTACCTGGACGGCCGGAGAGGCCAAGACGGTCACCCACAGCCTTGGGACGAAGGCAGTGGTTGTTTCCGTGTACGATTCTGGCGATGCTGCGGTGCTCTGTGACGTGGTAACAGCAACCACAAACACCCTGACCGTCACAATCAGCCTGGCCGGGACATACCGAGTCGTCGTTCTAGGGTAAGATACCCCCATGGTAAGAATTCTTAGCGACCTTGTGCTCCCGGCAACAACGGACGACCTAACGGTTGCTGGCGCAATTACTGGAGACGGGGTCACAACCGATTTGGTTCATGGAATTACCCTTCAGAGAACAACAACTCTAACCGTAAACACATCTACTGACGCATCTGCAACGGCAATTACCTGGTCTAGCGCCGTAAAGAACACTGCCCTCTATGCATACTGGTCCTCTGGGTCAACAATTACCATCCCATTGACCGGCTGGTACAGCATCACCTGCCATCTGGCCAGCGGCGGCGGTCTTGGTACTGGTTTTGCATTCAGGCTATATGTCTTGGTAAACGGAACCGTGGTTGCAAGGAATGAAACCCAGGCACAGGCAAACACTAACAACGACACCCCAGCAATCTCTACAATTCAGTACCTAACCGCAGCAGACGCATTGATTTTCCGGGTATCCGCCTCATCGTCATCCAAGACCATTGGTGGATCAAGGATTTCTGGATGCTCGGTAGTCTATATGGGCAACATGAGCGCCTAAGGAGAGAATATGAGTGAAGCTGTTGAGATCAATTTCTGGTACGTAAATTGCTCTACGGATGGCTGCGAACTTGCTGGAATCAGTTTTCCTATTTCTGAAAACGAAGCAGAGTGCGGCGGTTGCAACACAGTGTATGCAAAGCCAGAATAGTAAAGGAGTAATTATGGACCAGCGAATCACAACCGAGCAGTTGATTTACAAGATTGGCGCGCTCACGCTAGAAAACGATATCTTGCGCGCGCAGATCGAGCAGCTGCAGAAGCAAGTCGCAGCTCTTCCAAAGCCAGAAGAACATGTTCATCCAACAACAACGGTGAGCTTTAACAGCATCAGCGATTAATTAGTTCATCGTTTTGTATTAAAGAGTCTGTCGGTTTTTGCCGGCAGACTTTTTATTTGTTGTTCGTTACGTTTTCATTATGTATATTGTGTACGTCAACCCCTGCTTGCGCTAAATGTTTGAGGTACAGATGTGACTGCCAACCAATCCCAACAAATTCTCCAGCGTCTTGAAAAAATTGAAGAAGAGATCACTGCTATGCGCGTTGAAATGGCAGAGACTCGTGGCGCATATCGACTTGCCAAGTTTGTCCTTGGCATTCTTGGGCTAACCGGCATTAGCGGCCTTATGGCCTGGATGTCAGGGCAGGCAAAATGAACACTAAGCTAATGACCACCATCGCCACTTTGTGGCTTATCTTGGCGACGCTTGCATATGGCCTGGTTGCCGGCCCGGCATCTGGAAGTCAAAACAACTATGTCGACCGAACGCAAGATTTCTGGATTAATCTTCCAGAGCAGGGCGAGCTTCACCTGTGGACCGACTTGTGCGACGACACCACTGCACCCTGGTGCCCCGGAACAGTTGACTCAATGCTCTGGCTTTATGACGGCACTGGAACGCTCCTTACTGCCAACGATGACTCGTTTACCGAGCACACTGGCGGCTACTCTCTTGCTTCAACAATTCGCATCTCCCTGCCCGCTGGCGAGTATCGAGTCCGTGCTGGCGTCTGCTGCGGCGACCCAGCGGCCGACCGTTTTGGTGGCAACCACTACTACCTAATCAGCAACTTTGCAGCCGAGCTTGCGCCGGGAACACCATCAGCAACATGGACGCCAACCCCGCAGCCCACCCCCACCCCCACACCAACGCCAACTCCGGAGCCAACGCCAACCCCGACTCCGGAGCCAACCCCTACCCCGGTACCTGACCCGTATTTGAACGCGCCAACCGGTCTTATGGTGACCGTTTACACCGATGGGAATGTTTATCTGACGTGGAATGCTCCAGAAGCAAGCGGCACCGACATTGAGCGGTACGGAGTGTTCTGGACCACCGGGGACCTTGCGGGCTGGGCTGCCGCTTCCAGCGAAACCAATATGGGCATTAGCAGCAACGTCTTTGCCATTACCGGCGGCACTGATCAAACCTACACATTTTGGATCAGGGCTGACAACGACACGCTAGGCATTTATTCCCCCATCTCAACAACGGTTTCCGTGTTTGTTCCGGCCCCGCCACCGCCAAGCCCGAGCCCTACACCTGAGCCAACCCCAACGCCGACCCCAGAGCCAACGCCTACGCCAACCCCTACGCCGACACCAGAACCACCAACACCAAGCCCTAGCGTGGCTCCTACACCCACGCCAGAGCCTTCTGTGACGCCGTCCCCGACCCCGCGTCCCAGCCCTAGCCCGGAGGTAACCAATGAACCAACACCCGAGCCAACACCCGAACCGACGGCCACCCCTACGGACTCTCCTGCCCCTTCTGTTGATCCCAGCCCTGTACCTACTGACACACCTGGACCAATTGATCCGGGCGCTGCAGTAGAGGCAGTAAGCGAGGCAATCGGAGAAGCTGCGGAAGCTATTGCCAGCACTATCGGTGATACTGTAGAAAACGTCGGTAAAGCCGTCACTGCGGTTACCAATCTCGGCAAGGATCTCAGCTCAGAGGAGAGGGAGAAGGCTGCGCCAGTCGTGGTTGCAGCTGTCGTGGTGACACAAGTAGCCCAAGCTGCAGCCGCAGCTGCGGCGGCCGCAAGCGCGGGTAGTTCAGGTGGAGGCGGCGCAAGTGGCTCGTCTTCTAATGGAAAAAGAGGGAGAAACTAAACATGCTTAAAAACGCAATCAACGATGTGATCGCTGGCGGCTGGACAATCTTTGGCTTGGCCATTGCTTGGGCAGTGCTTCCAGAGGGCGAGACCCGCGACGTAGTGGGCTCGATCCTGCTTGCCCTTTCCGGTGCATGGCTTGTTACCGGACCGCTTCGCTGGCGCGAAGACGACTAAGTAATTTCTAGCAAATAAAAAGAGGAGGGGCCTCACGGGGCCCCTCCTCTTTTATTTTACCCTATAACGATTATCCCTGGCGGCTGTCATCCTCAAAGTTCTCACCGGCAAGGCTGCCAGCAAGCTCGTCTGCGATTCCATCTCCGTCAGTGTCAATTGCGCTACCGGTAATGTGAGCCGTGCTCTCGGCAGCAGCCTTCTCATCAGCTCGGGCGACCTTTGCCTTGCCAACGCCAAACTTGGCATCTTCAGGGTTCAGGGCGCGGACGACAACCTGCAAGCAGGCGGCCAGACCAGCCGATACTACGGTTCGGAAATCCCCGCCTGAAATATCAAGCAGCGGGATGCCAAGACCAAGCGCAACGGCAATCGACGTTGCGATAAAGGCGCGTGCGGCCTCCAGGAGCATCTCGTCGATACCCGTGTTAGCCATGATCCATAGAACTGCGTTCTTAATGGCGCTCATGTGTACTCCTTCTATTACTTACCGCAAGTCGGGCACTTTGCCGGACTGACGGGCGCCGTTACGGGCGCTGGTGCTACTGGTGCCGCTGGGGCTACAGGAGCTGCCGCAGGCTTAGGCGCGACCCAACCCTTTGGTGCTGAAATGATAATAACATGCTTATGCGGTGGTGCAACGTGCTTTTTGCTTACGCGCTTTGAGTCGGCAAGGATCTTGAGGGTTGCCTCATCAATCTTGACGCCAAACTGCTCGGCACCCTTGCCGGAGCGCGTTGGGCACGCCCACTGCCAGCCATCGATTGGGTCGTAGACAGCCGCAGTCATGTGGCCGTACGTTCGAGTAGGTTGCTTCTGCTTGACCCACCACCAGCGCTGCCACTTGGCATGCCACGCGGAAACTTCTAGGCCCTTAGGATAGCCGGCAGGCTGCTCAACCCACACGCCTAGAGCCGCACCGGCCTTGGCGGAGTTGATGACGTCGTTCCAGTCCGTTGCCCAGCGGGCTTCGGCACCAAGAACCCGTGCGGTCTTAATAAGGTCCGCAAGCGTTGAGCCGTTATCGCTAACGCCTTGCTTTTCAACAAAGCCGGTAGCCTTTGCCTTGGCGGCAATGCCGTCTGCGGCGGAAAAATCTTTGCCCGGAGCGTACTTAAACGCCCAAGACACTGCTGCAGCCATAGAAGACGGGCCGCAATCGTCGAGAATCCCACCTTTTTCCTCGTGATCAAGCTGGGACTTAACCTTAAATTTCATGGGGTACCCCTTTCATATATGTGCCTCTCGGCTAGCACATCATACGGAATAGGGCAAGGTTAGGCATTGCCTTCGAGTTCTGCGAGGCGCGCTTCAAGGTCATTGAGCCGGTGTAGGAGGGCCGCGATAATGACGCGCTCGTCGTATCCGTCCGGCAATCCTTCCCCATCATATGTAACGGCGCAGCCAAGCCCAGCCTCAGCGATTTCTTCGGCGATGAGTCCAAGCGTGTGCTTGCCACTCGGAACCACATTCCCCTCATTGTCCTTTTCAAGTGCTTCGTAGTGAACCGCTCGCAGGTTTTTAGCTGCCGCCAGCACTGCTGAATCAGCCTGAACAATATTTGTTTTTACGCGGCGAGTTGATGAGTCGCGGCGCAGCGCGTATGTGCTGCCGCTGGTCAGCACCCATCGTGCGCTGTTCGTTGTTGCGGTAGTGGTGTTCGCAATCGCCAACAGCTCGCCGTTGCCGCTGATGGGTACGCTCGTGTCTGCTCCAGTTAATGTAATATCGCCACCGCCTGAAGCGTTCAGAGCCGTCAAGGAACCTGTTGATTGGAAGCTTGAGCCGACGATGCTGGACGAAGCGGTGATACTTCCCGTCACGTCGACCGTATCGTTGAAGTCGAAGTTGCCGTCATGCGTGAGTCGGAATGATCCCTGCCCGCCTGGGAAAAAACTTTCGGCGACAAGGTTGGTGAAGTCTGTTCCTGCGGTGTTGTAGATTCCTAGGCTATCGTTTCCCGCCGTCGCGCTGAACGCACGGATGGAGCCGCCGTTGCCGCCCTTGAAGGTAATGTCTCCTACCGTGCTTGTGTCGGATACACCGATGTTGATGCTGCCAAGAACGCCGATTGTTCCATCAACGTTTAGGTTGTTGCTGACGTCAACACCGCTTGGCGCAGTAATGTCGACTGCTGTTGCGGCAGTAATGTTGACTGGTCCAATTACAGAATTGATTGAAGTTGCAACATAACCCTCAATAATTACGTCTTCTAGGCTTGTGACCGTCGCGCTGATAGCCCCAGCCACAAGCGTCTCGTCTCCAACAATGACATATCCGCTTTGGCTGCCGTTGTACATTGAGAGTTCGTTGTTGTCGTTGATGATGTAAGCAGGCAAGTTTGTTGGTGTGCTCTTGTCGGTCAAGATCAACTCCGGCAAGCCGTTGCCAACGCGAACTTCTGTCAAGTCCACAACGCGATTCGCGGACTGCGTTGCAACCGTGGCAATAGTGATAGTGACCTTCAGATATGCAGCATCGGCAGGGGCGGTGCTATCTGTAAGGTCAGGGCTGGTCTCCCACAAATCTGGAGCAGTAATTCCTGTCGGTGTTTGCAGCAGATTAAATCCGTATAGGAGAGACTCGAAGGGAGTGCCTGTTGCTGTCACTCCGTCTGACTTGTAGAACTCGCAAGTTAGTTTGGCATTGGCTTGGGTGCTGTTGGTGGCGTTGTCAAAGGTTGCCTCAGCGTAAAACGAGAAGGAGCGAGATGCAGATGATGCGACAGGCACATAGCGCGTCAGCGTTGCGCTCTTACCAGTCAGCGTGCCACTAGCGACCGTGAATCGCAGCACATTTCCAGACGCTGCTCCAGCATCCGCAACAATCGCGGCGGTAATTGCGCCAGCACTATTCACGTCGGTGAATGTCCAATACGGCAGCTTGTTTGCGCCGCCAACGTTTGCATACGGGCTTGGCGGAGGTTCTGCAAATGAGCCATTTGCTACGCCAGCTTGTATTTCCCTTAAAGCAGCGCCGCCAAATAGCGTTGATTTCTCCCCATCGCTATCCGTGTCAATAATGGTTACGCCGCTATCGTTGGTAATTCGTGTTTGCTGCAGCACCAGGTCATCAGTCAGTTGGCCGCCCGTGCTAAGACTAAAATCTCCAATGGTGATGCTGCCACCAGTGACCGTGAGGTTGCTTGCTGTTACGGCTCCGGATGTATTGGCTGAGAACTCAGCCGTAGACGGATTGGCACTTCCTGCCCAAATTCCCTGGAAGGTTGGGGTGATAGCATCTGGGTAGCTGCCAACGCGCACAACTCCTTCTCCGGAGCCAATTGTAATTTCTGTGGCTGCAATCTCGCCGACGATGAGCGTGGAGTCAACCGTGCCGGAGGTAATGTGAATAGAGCCGTCGGCATTCTGGGTGTAGGACTTCAGCACCTTGATGGCCACTGGGGCGCCAAGGTCCGGAAGCACCGGGTCAACTTCCGCAAGGTCAAGCTCAATGTCCGCACCAAAGCGCTGCTTAAAGGTAAAGGTGGTGCTGGTGACTGCGGTAATGTATGCCACGCCGTCGATGGTCGGGGCGACATTTACTAGCTCGACATATTCTCCTACGGAAAAGCCATGTGCCGCGCTCGTAGTCACGACCACAGTGCTAAGCTCTGCTGGGTTCTCAGGCTCGTCAAAGGAGCGAACAACGCCAGTGATTGTGTGCGCCTTGCCAACATAGACAATGGAGGCGGTAGAGGCAGTGAGGCCGCTGGTGATGTCGGCCTTGCTGTAGGTCAGGGTGTTTGTGGCGACTGTTGCTGCGGCGTAGTCAAGTGGGCCATTGGTCGGTAGGTTAAGGCCAACGCCGCCTAGCAGGGTGCCGGTAGTGAAGTACAGGCCGGATACCCGGACGTAGTCGCCGGTGATTAGGCCATGCCCGCCAGGGAGCGTAAGGCTAACGGTGCCAGTGCCGGTTGAGACGGCAGTTGCCGCAATTGAGCCGCCGGTAAAGCCCATCTGCACTGCGGCATGGTCTTCTGGGGCCCCATACCACTTGGTGTTCCAGGAAGGGACGGTCTGGATAAGGCCGGCGCGCATAAGGTTGGCGTCAATCACGCCTGTTTTTATGTAGCTGGCATTAATTGTAGTACCGGTAGATCGGCTAGCGGAAAGCACCTCGTCGCTGCCAGCCGACACAAGATTTCCAGACGAGTCTATCTCGTCGGCAGCATTCCTAATAAGAACGCCGTCTCCGTCAATCTCAATAGCAGAAAATTGATTCCCAGTATTCCCGTAAATCTTGCCGCTAGAAATCTTGTCAAACATTATTGATCTCCAATTATTGGCTCAACGACACCCGAAAGCATGAGGCTGTCGGTAATATAGATCCATCCGGACTGCGCTGAGGCGTTAATGTATCCAGGTGGAACATACGACCAAGGACCAGAAAGCTTAACGCCAGTAGTTATGTCTGAGGAAACGGCCCTTACGCGATACTGATATCGGTAGTTAATGCCAAGGCCAGGGCCTTTAACCTGTGCCGTGTTGGTGTCGCCGTCATCAGTATAAGTCTGCGACCTTGTTGTAACAAGCGGTGCCCAAGCTTCAGCGGTTTTGGCCACGTTCTCGTACCAGGAGACAACTATAGACGGAATATCCTTTGTTTGCTTTGCTTTAAGTTCTGTAATGCCATGAGTTGCCGAAGCATATTGGTTAAATTTAATAGTCTTGCCAGAGTTTGTTACGCTGATTACTTCGTGTGATCCGGCCAATGAGGGGTTCTTAGGGCCTTTTGTTGTTTGCTTGCCAATTTGCCCACCTTTAATTTGAATATATGCACCAACGTCAATACCCGTTGAGCTAGCAAACGTCAATGAAACAACAGAAATTCCACCAGCCACAGCGGGAGTTCGCGTCAGAACAGTGACACCAGCTTTCATGTTCGTTTTGCTAAAAGAGGTCTTTTTTAGCTCTTGCCTTCGCCGCTCAATCTCGTAGCCCGTAATGCTTTTGTTGCTTGGGTTTGTAGTGTCAATAGACCATGAAAGCTGAACATTTTGATCTATAGTTGTTATTTTTCCGTCGTTATCTACTGTTTGAACAACCAGGTTACGAAGTTTAGTCGGGGCCATAAATTTAATTTTGCCGGTGCCAAGATTTTCTGTGAGATATTCTTTTTGCACAAGGATAATGGCGTTCTTTTGGAACGCTGGCTCCCCTGCAAGTTGCACGCTGTAGTAGATTTCCCCGCCAATAATGGTAACGGTCTGGCTCTTTACCACAAGAGGCTCAACGATTCCGACCTCACTCCAAAGGTATGGAATAATCGACCCAACGGTAAGCCTGCCGGCTGAAGCGTTATTTGAGTGAGAGAATTCGTATGACTCGATGCTTTGGCCATTCTCTGCCCAGAAAGAGCTGGCAGACAAGACGGCATCCTCCACGCTTTCTGGCGCGGTATCTGCCTTAGAGGCTTCAACAATTTTCCCGTGTGTGTCCCAAACCCCTTGAACATAGTCAAAGGTGTACCGGATAACTTGACCACTCTTGACGTACGGGGTGATAACGCTGTTAGATTGGTCAACTGTTGTGGCCTTGCCGTAAAGATAAAGCCTGTTAGCCTGCGTTCCGCCCTGGCTAATGTTTTCTGGCGATTCATATGTTTTCATTGGCAAGATGGCATTAAGGTCAGGATCAAACAGCATCTCAACACTTGATCCAGGCGCAATACCATAGTCAGCAAATCCGTACTCTGCGGTAATCTTTACAACCTTTGGGTCTGCGTAGAAGTCGGTATAAGAGCTGCTGTGGCTTGTGTGGTGGAAGATCAAGGCGGCCTTTACGATTCCTGCAGTTCCAGGAACCTTAACCATCCCCCACATCTTCTGCCAGGAGTTATTAAGGTTTACTCCAGCGCCAATAGTTTTATCTGACCCAACTTGCGCATCAGAAACATCGTAAAAACGAATTTTCAAACGGCTTTTTTCTGAGTTTGACGTCTTCATTAGAGCCGAGGCAAAGTACACTTCATTTGCTGCAACGGTAAAGTATTGCGATCTAGCAGTTGACTCCGTTGACCCAGCGCACGTAGCGGCATAGCCGTAGCCGTATGGCCCAGATGAGCGGTTGCTTAGGACAAACGAGCCGCCAAAGTTCCATTCGTTTGAGCTAGCATTGCCAAACTTGTCCTCGTAAGTTGCATTCTCTACAAGGTTCTTAACGTCTCTTCGCTGGTAGTGAAGGTTCTTGTTGGCGTCAATCCAGTATTGCGATCCAGTCTTCTTGCAGATATAGTCCATGGCCTGGCGAAGCGTCATTGCATTAAACGGCTCTTTAGCCCGATTAACCTCTATCTTTCCAGGATGGTCTGCAAGATATCGATAATCGTTGTCCTCGCTTAAAAGGTCGGAAATCGTAAAGTAATGTGCCATCCACGACACTAGCTGATCACGCTCGGCGTTTCGCAAAACACGATCAAGCACGTAGATGTTGCCAATCAGCCCGTCAAAGAATGACGTTGCCACTCCGGCATTTGTGTAACCGTGACCAACAGTGAAGTTTCCAAAGGCAGTGACTGCTATGGTTGACACTGTTTGTGTCTGTGGGGTTTCATCATTCTTTTGAATTGTTAGCAGTCCTGACCCTGCAAAAGTTTCTGAACCGCTCTCTGCAGGATACATATGCAGTGCGGCTGGGTTGTATGACACAAAGATGATTGCTGTTTCCCCAACGGTTAGCAACAGCGTAGTTGTAAATCGCTGAGTCGATCCTGCGTTATTGATGGTCATGAAGCAAATAGCCCCAGCGTCGTTAATTTGCAGCTCTCGGCGTTGGCCGGTTGTAATTGACCCGTGATGCCAGACGGTTCGATACTCGCCAGATGATGGAAGAGATTCTAGTTTAACGACGCAGATACAGCTCATCTTTCTGCCTGCTGCGTAGAATCCTGTCCCAACTGATGTTGCAGAGCCGGTTGCAGCAGCTTCGGTAATGTTTGATCCGGCAAGAGAAAAGGTAAAGGTTCCCGCAGTTGCATCTGAAATTGCGTACGACCCATTAAGACTTGTATACGGGGCAGACGCGGCTACGGTAACGGTCTCTCCCTCAATAAACGCATGAGGCGCTTTTGTTCGAATCGTTACAACATTTGAAGCGCGAGAAACATAGGCAATTTCAGCGTACTTTGATGTCCCAATGCCCTGGAATTCTGACGCTTCAAAGTCAACACTTTGCCTGCCTCCCATGTAGTCGATAGAGTCGTTTGGCATAGTAATGAAGCTTGTGCTTGGCGTTGCGGCGGTTCTAGACCCGCCAGAAACTGCATCCCACGAGTGATAAGGAATTGAAATATAGGCCCCCGCAGAAACGCTTATAGGAGAATTTGCCGTGTCTGCTCTATTGTCAATAAATTTAACATACGACAATGTCTTTTCTGCAAATGTGATAGAGGATGCTAGTTTTTGCGCCTTGGTAAGATTTGTGTATTTTTGATTTGAGCCGGTACTTGCATAATAAATATTAGAAGCGGTTAGGTTGCTGCCCGGGGCCCCTACGCCAGTAATAATTTTTGCAGTGCCAGAAAAGCTTGTGTACGGCGATGGAAGCGTAACATCGACTACCTCTCCACGGTCAAAAGCATGAGCCGACGCGTCTCTTGAAATTGACAAGGCTTTATCCGTTAGCAAGACCTGCGCAACATTGTTTGTTCGAGTAATCGCCCCAATGCGAATAGGAACGCCAGAGTTTCCAGGAGCAGAGCCAACCTCCGTGACGGTAAATCTTCCATCATAGGTAGTTGATCCGTTTACATGAATCACATCGCCAACATTAAAATAGGAAGTTGCACTATCGTAATAAAGTGTTGTAATTGTGTCTAATCGCTGGCCGGAAATAAGCTTTAAGCGTTTTTCAAACGCCCCAACGGATTGCACGCGATTCAAGGCCACAAACGACGCGTATGCCGTCCCGCCGCTAGTGTATGTTCTGTCAGTGGAGTTACGAACCTTAAATGTTGTTGGCGTCGAATCTTCAATAATTGTAAAGCTTACGTTAAAAGATCCCGTGGTTCCCCCCGACTCTGTAATTCCGCTAACGGCAATCGGGTCGCCAATAAGAAACGTATTGTTGCAAGTATACGTTGCAAAAGTACCGTCAGACGTGGCTCCGGTTATTGCTGCCGACCGCAGCGAAAGGCCCGGGTCAACATTTGTCTCAATACGCAAAACGGTTTCAGATTGTTTGTTTGCTCGGAAGCCAGCAGAGTAGTCCCCCACTCGGCTATAGTCAACATTTCCAAGAGCAAGAATCTGCCCCGACTCAAAATTGTGATCAGAGATTGTTGTAATATCTAGGTAATTTGACGCCGCGTCATACGCGCCAATGCTTGTAAGGACGTACATCTCTTTAATTTCATTGTCAAGTCGATAGAGGCGCAGGCGTTCGTCTGAGTCAAGCGACCTTGGGTCGGCAGCTGCCCTGGTGATGTCTGACTTTCCCTCGGACAATGGAAGGAAGATCTTTGCCCCTAGCTTTTCTGGGAACTGGGCATCCGGAACATAATTGATTGGGCTAAAGCGCCAATCGCTGCCTTCGGTAACCACGTATCCGGTAGTGCTTGTTGGGCTGTCATAGTTAATGCCATGCGCAATTGAAACCCCAGAATAAGGATCTGTCTTGTTGACGTCTTCAAAGAAGGAGATAGTCCAAGGCGTACTCCGGCCGGACTTCTCATCGGGAATTTGAACCGTTCCGGTAGCTGCTCCAGAGGTAACCGTGCCAGAGGTTGTGGTTGTGTAGGTAATAGAGGTGTTCGCTACAACGCTGGTAATCTTGTACGTGCCGTTGAGGGCCGCATAGCCGGTAGGGCCAGTTGCAAGAGCAACCTGAACTGTATCGCCGACAATAAATGCGTGTGTGCCAACTGTAATGGTTGCTGTGCTGCCAGCTCTTGCCGCGTTCGTTACAGAAACCGGGCCGGCATAGGTAGAAGAATTTGTTGCGGTATAGCCAATAAGTGAAAGAATGGAGGCAACTGTCCACGTGCCGTTATAATTGCTTGTTTGATCAATGTTGACCTTCTGGCCGACCATAAGGTCATGAGCGTCCTCAAGCGTTACGGTAATTACTCTGGTTGGGCTGCCGCCACCGCTGCTTCCGTTGATGATCTTTGTGATCTTCACGCCGTTTTTGTCGGCGCTTGTTTCGTATCCGCCACGGATAAGCTGGTAGTCATATGTCTCAAATGGAGCTTTGTACCGGTCAATAACAATCTCGTCAAGAAGGGCGGTATAGTCGGAGCAGGTGACGTTGGTCGTAATAGTGCCGCCCGCTCGAACCCTAGCAACCTCCATCACTACCCCGCCAAAGAGCAGGGTGGCGTCTTCGTAGACTTGAATCTCTGTCCGAGGCGGGATCTCAAAGTCGAAGGTGTGGTCGTTTAGGGCATTTTGCACCTTGTCATCTACTGTTGCCCCGGAGTAGCTGGACCAGTCGGTAATCGAGAGTGGGAACATGGTAAACATGTCGAATTTGGCCTCGCCCAAAGAGCCGTCTGAGCTCTCGGTGAAGGTAAAGGAGCTATCCGCCCCGCCTTCCGAGAAACTGATGCGCCGGGTAATGTCAAAGAAACCATCGCCCACAGGGGTATGGTTTAGGAGCTTGGGCTTGATCTTTACCGTTATCGTTCCAGTGTAGTTCATGATTTATGAGGGCCTTGCATATCCAGCTGAGCGCAGAGCGCGCGTTTGCGCCTCTGCTACCTTCTTGGCTAGTTTATCAATATCTCCGGCGTTAGAGACGCTTGGGTTGTTGATTACTACAGATGCGTTGACGGTCTGGCCGCCGCCCACGGGGGTAACACCCTGTGGCCCACGCATCTTGTGGTTTGGGATAATGCTGCCGCCAAGGCCGCCTGGAACCAGAAGCTCTGGGCCGCGCTCTCCGACCATATACCCTACGTTAGGCCGAACGGCACCACCAAAGGCACGCCCACCAATCTTGCGGGTAGGCTCACCAGAGAATGGGACATTTGATGGTCCGTCAAATGGGAACGGGGCATTTGGGCCAACGTTGTACACCGCTCCACCACCGGCCTGGATCATTTGGGTTCCCTGCTTTGCGGATTCTGGGTTGATGAAGCTAGTGTAAATCCAGTCGCCAAGCATTCCGCCAAGGATGCTGCCGATCATGCCGCCAATAAATGGGATTGGAATCAAATTGCCAAGGAGGCCGCCAACCAGCGAGCCGACGGTTCCGGCCACTGCTCGCCCCATATCGCCGCCGGTAGCCCCCGTCGTCAGAAGCCCTGCAATCATGGCTGCCGGTCCGCCAATCTTTGGAAGGATGCTAAGGAGGTTAAACCCTAGAGATGGAATGAGTTGACCAAAATTCTCAAAGTTACCACTAACGGCCATCATGGCAACATCTGCAAGGAATCCCGAGAGGAAGTTACCCTTTTTGGTACTGACAAAACTATCTGCCTTTGCGGCCCCGCCTTTAAACCCTCCCTGTTCTGGGGTCCAGGCCTGCATCCCCTTAAGGCTCAGGTTGCCGCCAGTAAACGGTACTGGGACTCTACGAGATTTAGGGGTGTATAGCTCCGGCATAAGCCCCGCAGCAACCGCACCAGGGTCTGCAATTGCCCTAAAACCATATTCCCTTGCCAATTCTCTTGGGTATTGAGATCTGGCTGCAAGAGCGCGTTCCAAAAACCCATTTGGGTCGGGCAGTGCACCAGATGCTATGTCGGCTACACCCCTCGTGTATTCAAGGTCAAGCATTTGCCCAGCAGATTGCAGTACGCCTTGCTTCGCCTGGTCCTCGGGTGAAAAGGTTCGGAAGTCATGTGTTTGACTCCTTCCGGAAAGGTTTTGACTTAATGGGTTTCGGAACGTGAACATATCATCTGGCAAAGATTCCATGGTGTGTCCCATGAAAATTTCAGCAAAATGTTCGTGGATGTTTGTCCCGGAATACGTGGTTGGGCGCGGGAAATCCCTCGGCATGGTGTACTGATATCCCTTGGAGTTCTGCCCCAAGCCATGGTTAAGCGCCAGACTTGTAGCCTCAACTCGAGCTTGGATCGGGTTTAATCCCTGAGCGATAAAGGCGCGTTCGTAGGCTCGAATAAGTTGCGCATTCTGCAAATGGTTTTGAGTTTCATAGAAAGCGTATTTTAGGGCACTTACATGACCAAACAATGTGTCTTTAATCGTGTATGGCTTAGGATTATAATCCGGGTGATGCCTTGGCCTTCCCTGATCATCGTAATCTGGATTTTTCTTATGTTCATAAATGCCCAGCACTTTTTTATATTTTGAAGAAAAAAGGTTACGAGCTTCGGGATCAACAAGAGAGCGTAGGACTTTAAGAGGGCCAAATGCTTTATTATGCATAAGATGACCAATCTCATGAATAAGTGTTTCCGGCGCGCCGCCTTTTAGATCGCTCCTACGCAACTGTACATAATTGCTATCTGAGCGGGTAACCCTTCCCGCAAAAGGTTCTCCACCGATTTGATCTACGATATCAATCAGTAGGCGCTTGCTTGGATCAGAAGGGTCAAACATGCCAAATGGTGCGGCGGCCAACGCTAGACGAGCAGAGCTGGATATTGCATCAATGGAGCCCATGTCTGCATAATCCATATAATCATGTGGTATTCGCAGATCTCCCCAGTCAAAACTAATAGTATCTGCTAGGTATCCAGGGAAATCTTTGCCCATTGCCACGCGCCTTGGGCCGGCTCCAAGGTTCTCAACCTCTGTACTGCCTGCGTTACCAAAAACTCCTAGATTGTGTAAAATCTTTCCAAGGAATGTTGATGGTTGCCTTAAGATTGTTCCGGTTCGAACTGGGCGGCCACGCAAACCTTCGCCCGGCCTCATCCGAACAGAATCACGTCGACCCCCTTCAATATCCTCCACGTCAAATCCGCTACCCGACTTTAATTTGAAAAGGTCAAGCTGCTCACCCACAGCCTTTGGAATTGCCGGCGCATCATCCAGTAGCATTTTGAGCGCTGGGGCGTCTACGGGCCCAAGTTCAGGGAAGAGTTCTGGCTGCGTAAAGAGGAGTTGTTCGCGGATTTGTGCAAGCTTCTCGTCAAATGAGAGGTTCCTCGGAACTGTTCTGGCAGCACTTCTTCGCTGGGCCTCGGCATCAACCTTTCTAGCGGCTACCCTCTTAAAGTGCTGATCAGCGGTGGCAGCGTAGAGCGCGGCCTCGTCAATGCTTGTGAACACCCCTGCGCGGAGGAGGGAGTTTGCTTGCGCGTGTCGGTTTACTGAGCCATCTTCTGTGCCAATGATTCGGCCCATTTCTTTCTGGCGAATAAGCTCCGCTTTTGCTTTTGCAAGGGTCTCCGGGTCAACTGCATCTGCGCTGGTTGAGCTTCTCCACTCGGCAATTTGTTGGTTAAGGACGTCGGTAGCAACAGCGTGATTTCCAAGGTCAGTAAAGCCCATTTCGGCAAGCAAGGCTGCTCGAGCCTTAAACTCGGCGTCATTCATTGGTCGGCGGAAGATACCTGTTGTCTCCCTGCCAATTGGTTTGCTGAGGACAGTCTCTTCTTCGACCATGGTGTTTAGGCCAAAAATTGCCTCAATCTGATCAATTGGAATGCCGCCAGGAATTTGGAACTCTGAAAGCCTGCTTGCCCCCGCTCCGCCCTGTGGAAGCGTTCCGGAAAGGCTTAGGCCGCGCTTTCCGTCGGGGAATGAATCCGGATCAGTTGCAAAGTATGGGAAGTGATAATCGCCGGACAGGAAGTCATTGAATGAAGTGGTGACATTGGGCGGCTTATACCCAGCCCGGGTGACCAGGGAGATAGGAGCCCCTGCCCCGCCCATGCTCATCAAGCCTGTTGCATCTCCAGATGAGTTTCCGCGTTGTTGGCTTAGGATGCCCCCTAGGTGCTCATAATCACCTGCAAGGCCACCAGCAACCGAGCGCACAACGCTAGTGGACAACGGCCTGCTTCCCCGGCCCCAGATTCCACGCTTGACAATATCAAGGCCAGGGTCAAGCTCGTAGGTATCTCGCAAGCCCATTTTTGCTGTGACGTTAGAAAGCTGAGACAGCCCAAACATGTCGCTTGCAAATGCCGCAAGCGGCCCTGGAAGTTTTCCAGAGCCAGCAAGCCTGGCCAACGCGTCAGCAAGATCTGGCCCAGGCATAATGGTTTTCAAGCCAGCCCCATAAAGCGCGCTTAAAGTTTCAATAAAGTCAAAACGAGCTAGGTTGCTGTTGCTTTGGCCGCCCTGAAGAACCTGATGGATAAATCTAGTGGCCGGGTCGGTATATTCCTCAAGGTACGTGATCCTACCGTCGTAACCACGGCCAACGTCAACCGGTCCGCCATCAGCTCGACCGCCACCAAAGCGAATCTTTGGCATTGCGGTTGGGCTTGGCAAATTCAGAAGCTCGTTTCCTGGTGTTAGACTTGGCTTCGGAGCAGGGTTGAAGCCCTTATTGTAATTAAAGATGTCGCCAAAGAAGCCCAAAGACCTCTCTTGGCCCATATCAATAGACTGCTGTGTTTGCTTTCCATCCCAGACGTTGCCAAAGAGGAGGTCATAGACACTGCCAGAAATCGCGTCTAGGGCAGTGGCAACCGCCGCATTTGCAGCAAACATTCCTGCGGTTGCCATTCCGCCGCTGGCTACTACTCCTGCAACATTTGGAACTGCCATGGCAAGTGCGCCAACATTCATGGCAATATTGCGCACCCAGGCACGAGCTGGAGACTCTCCGCGCTCGCTAGCGCCCAAAATGTCAAAGAAACTCATGCCTGTACTGAGGATGGCGGTACCCCTAAACGCCTGGGCCATAACGTTTGCGGCGCTCTTACTTATAGCGTTGCCAGGCTTAAGTTTTATCTTTCCATCAGGGCCTTCAACCTTTATGCCCGGAACAAAGCCGCTCTTCGGCGACCATGTTTTAATATTTCCAGGACCCTCCCAATTGAATGGGGCAATCTTCCGAACGCCAATATCGTTCTTAAATCGGTCCCACCAGCTTGGGCGCTTGACTACGGCAAAGGCGTCATCTTCCTCAAACGGAGTCGTTGTGCCCCTGTTATAGCCAGTGAACTCGCCATTTGGTCCGCCGTAGATTCGACCAATGCCGCCAAGTGGAATGACCGAGTTGATCCACTTGGTATACATCCTAAAATTAAACGGGAACAGCCCCCACGGATCGCCGCCGGTTGTTGGCGTTGGACCGGGTGTTGGTGTCGGGGTCGGGGATGGCGTTCCGGTAGGAGTTGGCGTCGGTGTTGGTGTCGGGGTTGGCTCCCATGATGGCTCCGGCGTTGGTCCTGGCGTTGGATCTCCGGTGCTGTCTTGAGGCATGATGCCTTTGCCCCATCCAACATAGCCACCAACCGCGCGTCCGTATGTGCCGGCTCGCAAGGCGCCAGCGGACGACTTAAGGGCCGGTGGGAGCTTGTGGTTCGGGGTGACGTACCCACCACCACGCTGGAACATGGTAAGCATCTCTGGTCCGCGCTCGCCAACCATATAGCTGGTGGCGCTTGAGAGGGACCCGCCCATAGCCCTATTCCTGTCTGGGTTATAGCCAGAGAGACCAGCCATAACCATTTGAAGGAGGGTCTGGAACTGCTCCATAAACCCAGTATTCAAATCGTCGTATTGGCCGCTCGTGTACTTGCCGCCCGGGGTATAGACATTCTGCATGCGCTCGAGCTGCGCAAGGAATTGGCCAATTTGGTTAAAGCGCTTTACCCGCTCTGGGTCGTTTCCGCCAACCTCTGGCTTAACCAGGGCATAGTATTCGCGGAGCTTTGTTTGAAGGTTCTTAGCATCAGAAATACGTGCCTTAAGCAAGTCCACCATGGTCTGACCCTTGATGGTTCTTGTTTCCGAGTCTGGGTTCATGATGGCGTTCAGCGCGTCTTGTGCCTTCTTGTACGCAGCAGATTGCGACAGGACGTTTAGGGCGGCAGTAATGGCCTTAGGAAGGGCGGCAAAGGTCGAGTTAATGTTTGCCTGCAACGCAGCCATGAAGCCAGAGGAGAACGATTCCATGAAGGAGTAACCTTGGGCAGAAGCAACCTCTAGGTCAAGGCCAACGTCGCCAAAGATGTCCTTAAGCTCGGTAGATGCCTTGGACTTGCTGATCTTTCCTTCCTGGATCTTCTTAAGCAGGTCGTCAATGCGCTCCTGCATGACGCGGCTGCGCTCTGCCTGATCGAGCTCAAGCGCCCTGGCCTTCTCGTCGTAGAATTGGGTAGTCCCAACGTATGCAGAGCTGGTCTTGCCGGACTGGATGGCGGCCCCCATTGAGTCAAGACGTGCGCGCTGCTCATCTTTGAATAGCTCACGTGCGGCGTCTCGCGCGGCGCGGGCGCGCTCCAGCGGATCAACGCTAGCATCAAACATGTCAAGGGCGGCCTCTGATGCCTTGGTCCTAGACTCTTCAAGCTGCTGCAGCTTTTCCATCTGCTTTGCTTGCTCTTGCAACGCCTCGTACTGCTGCTCAAGGACGCCAAGGCGGATCATTTCACCGTTGTAGAGAACCTCTACGTTTGCAAGAGCATTCATTCGCTCGTTTTCGAGCTGCTTCTTTTCTTCTTCAAACAGTGCCTGGATGGCGACTTGTGCTCGGGACATGAGGCGATTGAGCGGTGTCTGGAAGGCTTCCATTGCCTTCTGCATTGCCTCTTGCGCCTGCTGCAGGAGCTCTCCGGTGGCGTCTAGGGCTTTGGTAAGCAGGCTGATGTACTTTGTTGCCTCGGCATCGCCAGCGCCATACCACTTTGCATAGAGCTCTTCAACATATGCCTGATCCAAGTTCATAGTTTTTGCTACTTCGTCAGGCGAGAACCCCTCTCGAAGCATTTGCTTGATCTTGTCTTGCTGCACTTGTTCCAGTTGGCCCATAATGCCAGTTGTGGACATGGACCACGCAGGGTTGTCTCGGAGCCATTGCTGAGCTCGTGATGGATCGTTGTCCGCAACCAATTCTCTGTTAAGTTGCGTGTCGTATCTGGCAGCAGCGCCCTGAGGGTCAGCGTTTGCTCCCATGAGGGCAACTGTGCGCCTGAACCACGTTTCAAGGTCATCAAGGACTCCGCGCTCTTCGGCATAGAGCTCCGGGAACATCTCCTTTGCCTTGTCTTTTCCAACCTGGCCCTCAAGGCGGGTCCTTGTGTCGGTAACAACTTTTGCCCTTGTGTTAATTGGGTTACTGTTAAATGCCGCTTGCGCTGCCTTTGAAAGCTCTCCAGTAAGGAAGGCCAACGCCATGACCGCACCAGCAATACCAAAGGTAAGCGCTGCGATCTGCGCGTTTGTGGCTGCAGTAAGAGCAATGAAAGCGCCGTGCAAGGACTCTATTGCTATTCCAACCATCATCATATTGTTAAAGACAGTAGAAATGCTCTCGTCAAGACCGAGAAGGTTAGAGGCAATGCTGCCGAACATGCCCAAACCGCTTAGGATTCCGCCCAGCATGCCCATGCGAGACTTAACTGCATCAATAATAATGCCGAGCTTAGCGAGCTTTCCGCTTGCTGCGGAAAGTCTTTCTCCAAAACCCCTAACTCTGTTGGTAACGCTTTCTAGTCCTGCGGCAAGTGCTTGCTCAATTTGCGCGCGCTCGCTAGCGCCTACGCTGTCCAGGAAGTCATTGTATCCCTTTGGGTCGTCTATGCTGTATTTCTTTAGTTCCGCCAATCGTTGAGCTGCGTAATCTATGTCAACGCCAGTATTGAGAACTGAATCTACCCCGCCGGATGGCGCAATAAATTCTCGACCACCCTTAGAGGCCCCCAGGGCTTCTATGAATGCAATGGCGCGCACAAGCGCCGGAGATGTGATGGTTTTTCCCGGCGTATCGTCAACGCCGAATCCAGATGCGACAAGGTTCCCGTCTTGGTCTTGCCTTTGGATAGGAACAAGACGCTCCAGGCCATAGCTTTCTACGGCACCAAGGGCCTTGAATGCAAACATGCTGATTTTGAGTTTTTCCATTTTTTCTGCGGACCTGGCAGTAGCGCTTGCAAACTTTGTCATTGCAAGGGCAAGGCCATCAACCAGAAGTTTTCCGCCGACGAATCCAGCAAAGAGCACACCAAAGAGCGGAGCAAGAGGCTCAATAACCTTCATTATCCCAGCAAAGAGGGCCAAGATTCCGTCAATGACTGGCATTGCGGTGGAAAGTGCCGAGGCAATTGTAGCGGCAAGCGTCCCGATTGATGCGGCTGCGGCTGATGAGACTCCTGGGATTACCGAATTGGCGATTGAATCCGCTGAGCTAAGGATGCCCGGGGCAGCTCGGTCAAAAGCAGAGCGAACGCCGTACTGGTTATTTTCATAGGCGTTAGCAAGGAACCCAACAAGGGCCGTGCTGGCTCCAAGAGTTGCTACAAGCGGGTTGCTACTGATAAATCCAAACAGGGCCCTGGCAACAATAATCGATGCGCCAAGCTTGCGGATAACATCATTAGAGAGGATCTCGGCCATTGCCTTAAATCCAGAAACCGAGGAGGTAATAAATGCGTTTAGAGGACCCCCGCTGGCCGTTACTGCGCCGCCGATGCCCCCAAGTGTCTTAAGCACGGCATCCATAAAGCCGCCGGCGACACTAAGCCCCTCTGGGAGGCCAGATCGGATTGCCTCCGCAACAGTTTTAACTGAACGTGCGAATAGTTGAGATGCTTTTATTGCCTCTTCGCCCTGGAGGAATGTTGCAAGGCCGTCGTTAAACTCTTGAGCCTTTGTTCCAGCAAGAAGGTCTCGCATAACCGAGAACAGTGGATTAAACGCTGTTGCAACAAGCGACTGGGACGTATCCGCAACCGTGGTCATTGCTCCTTGGAAGGTTCTGGAGAATGCCTTCATTCCACCGCCGTATTTTGCCTCCAACCCCTGCAGGATCGCCTGAACGCCGCCGGGGCCGGAAAGGGCGCCGATGCGAGCAAGGCGGCGGATTTCTTCGATGGCGGACTGTGGGTTTAGCAGTTTCTTGTATGTTGCGCTAGCGGTTTGCCCAGTTCGCTCAAGCTCCGCAAGCAAAGCGTTAGCAAGAATTTCATATCCGGCGATACCAGCGTTTGCCAGCTGCATCATGTCGTTTTGATAGACGCGTCCAGCAGAGTTCATTTGTCCGAGTGCGTACGTTACTCGGCGGAGCTTATCGTCTTCGGCACCGAGTGCCGCAACGGCATCTCCAATGTTTACAAGCGCTCCACGGAACTCCTTAAGACCGTTTGTTGAGTATGGATTTGTAAATGCCTCAAGAATCGGCATTTGCCCTTGCGCTTTTGCCTTGACTGAGTCAACCTCGAAGCCGAATGCTTGCATGCGGACGGCTGCAACCTCAAGGTCACCGAACCTGAAGTTTGTGACGTTGGCAAAGTCTTTAAGGGTTTGAATTGTTGATTCTGTTTCCCGCTGTGCTTCCCTTACGCTGCGTCCTGCATTCTTGAAAAGTGTATTAAATCCAACTCCGGCGGACTCAAGCATGGCGTTAAAGCCAATGATGCCGCCCATGAGGTGTTGGATTCCGCCGGCAAAGGCAAAGATTGCCTGCTGGCCAATGGCAAACGAAAGACCAAGCGAAAGAACGCCGGTTACGGATTGTGTCAATCCGGTATTTGCCTGGGTCAAAACATTTGCTAGCTGACCAAATTGAACGCGACCATCTTGGATGACAAGATTAAGTCGGCTGTTGGCGGCTCTGGCTGCCTCTGCCGCCTTGGCATTATTTTGGAACTCCGCAACCGCTTGCTGCTTGGTTTCTGCAGAGCGTAATGCCTGGCCGCCGTACTCTATTTGGGCCTCTCGGTATTGCCCAACACCTGGGATAAAACGCTCGAATATACTGCGCCCGTACGCTGATGCAGTTCGCATTCGGGCCGCACGAGCCTCGGCTTCTTGGCGAGCCCTCTCAACAAAATCAATAGGTTGGCCGCTGAGCGGCACAAGTGAACCTCCAGGTGGAATGTTGTACACAGGCTCACCGCCTGGCAGGCGGAACTGAGGGCCAGATTCATTTGGGTAGGCACCGGCAGGCAAGAAACCGCCACGGCGGGTTATTGGCAGTGGCATGCCAACGAGACTGCCCTTCTGTACTAGCGCGCCACTTTGGGCAATTTCGGCATTGATCTGTGAAACGGTAGCCTGAAGGATGGTCTTTGTAAGCTCGTTGAGCTGCTGCTGAACCCCGGGATCATCTGCGGCTACTCCGGGCTTTTGCCCCTTGATAATCTTTTCAAATGCTTCTGGGTTGATGGCCATGGCAACAGCCTGCTTCTCGGCCTCTGATGCGTTGGCCATGAACGCGGCCATCATTTCCGGTGTTCGATTGGAGATACCAGTTATGCCACGAAGCTCGCTTCCTGGCTTGAGCAGCGAGCCGGTAGCCTGGATAAACGCACGCTGCAGGGCCTGTTCAAACGGCATGTTAAGGCCCTGGAATTGCTTGGCAGCCCCAGACCGAATGCCGCCCTCTCCGTATGATCGGATGGTTTCAGAAAGGATAGAAGCAATCTCAAGGAACGAGGTCTTTGGGAACATCTTGGAAGACTTGCCAAGCTCTCCAATTCCTGCCGAAACTTGGGCAAGCAGCTCTTGGATTGGAGCCCCACCACCCTGCACCTTTGCTGCGGTTTCATGAATCTTGGTAGCAAACTCAGTAAAGAGGGTTGAGGCGGAGACAAGCGAGGGCTTAGTTTTAAATGCTAGCTCTTGAAGATGTGGTGTGAGTTGCGCTGCGGCAATGCCAACGCCAAGCCCGGGGGTATTGAAGCCTTGCGGCCGCGATTGGGCATATTGGTGGAATGCAAGATTGGCAAGGAGGCCACCGGTTCTTTTTGAAATCTCTGCCTGGAGTTGGTAGAACATTGGGTCAGCATGGCTAATTCCTCTGCCACCTTCAGCAGCAAGAATTGTCGCCGGGCTCTTTTCTCCAAGTTTTTCTCCCTTTGGCCCGTAATGCATTGTCGTGGCCGGCGTTTGATAACCACCTTCTCTCATCCGCTCAAATGCACCGTGCGCAATTTCATGGATTGCAGTACGAAGAATGGCTCCCGAGCCTCGGTTTAGGTTCCCAATCTCCAGGAACCCGGAAGATGCTCCGGTGCTTGTCTGCCCCTGCAAACCTTCACTCTCGCCAGGTAGCCCACGGAACGACGCCTTAAAGTGTTGCAAAATCTGAGATGCAAAGTTCTTTTCCAGGAAGGGCTTAAACGCCTCGGTGATACCTGGCAGTACGCCTTCAACGGCCTCTGTCATAAACTTTGTGTTGGCGGTGCGCGGCCCAATGGCGACGCTACGACCGAGCATAAGGCGCTCAAAGCGCTGCATTGCAGGTGTTTTGGCAACAATTGCAGCAGCCGTTGTGGCAGCCGTTGCTGTCGCTACTTGATTTGCAGCGGTGGTCGCAGCGGATGTTGCCGACGTTGTGGCCGCCGTTGTGGCCGCCGTTGTGGCCGCCGTTGTGGCCGCCGTTGTGGCGGCTGTTGTGACGGCAGCCGACCCTGGTATGGCCGCGCCAGAAACTGAATTTGGAACAGTTTCAGGATCAATCCCAAGTTTCTTTAGAACGCTGCTGACAATCGCCATGTGTTGGGAAAGTTCTGGAACCTGCAGCCCGCGAGAGCCCATAAGGGAGTATGCGTTATTAAGCTCTTTAAGCATGCCCTCAATATGCGTTGCCCCCAAGGGATGGCTTCCCTGCTCAGAAACCCTGATAAGACCCTCGGTAAGCTTTAAATATCCCCGGGTTAGGTTTGTATTTAGCTGCGCCTGGCGGGCGGGGCTAGACTCTTCATATGGAAGATATCCGCCTGCTCGGGCCTTTGCTGAGCCGCGAGCAGTGCCGACGGCTCGCTCATTAAGGCGATAGGCGCGCGAGCTTTCTGGGCGGCGCATTGCAATAGGCTCTTCTGGCTCCTCCTCTGGAGGGTCTTCCATATTTCCCCTGCTACTGCGCGGTGGCTTTTTCCCTCCGCCAGATCCGCCGCCGCCGCTAGAAGCTGGAGGCGCTGAGCCAAGATATCCAGGGTCTCGGGCTGCAGAAGCCTGGATTGCGCCCTCAACGGCCTCTTGGATAAGACGCTCAACGCCCTTAGCGCCCTTGCTCGAGCCGGACTTGAGTCCGGCAAGCATGGTGGCGGCTGCCTCTTGTGCAATCTGCAATGCGACACGTGGGTCTGCTGTGATTGCGCTTGGGTCAAGCCCCATGCCGCCTTGGGTTGCAGACGTTGCGCGTCCGCCATAGGTAGAAAGGCCGGCAAAGAATGCAGGAAGGCCCCGGCCAGCTGCAAGAATGCTTGAGGCAAGCTCAACGCCTTGGGCGGACGGCTCTCCAAAGGCAGCTGTTTGCGCGGAAATAAGTTTTCTAGCTTCTGCAAGATTGCCAGCAACCTTTCCCATCCTCTTTGCGCCCCCGGCCACCGCCTGGGCAGCATTGATCAGCTCAATTGCCTCTGGGAGCGCATTGTAAATCGGGTCCATTCCGGCTGGGATCTCTCCAGCCCCAATCCTGCCTCGAAGTTGCAGCTGTGGCCCAACCGCCTTGTGAAGTTCTCTTAGTAGCGGCGCTGGAATGCCGCCGCGCTCACCTTCCAGAATCTTGCCAATCATACTTTCGGTTGCGGCGTTGTTGCCAAATGCCGTAGAGAGCAGCACCCTCTCCATGAGCGTATTTATCGCTGGGCTAGAGGTTTCCCCCTTCTTGGTTTGGTATTTTGCACGTATCTCCGACGTTGGAAGCTCGGCAAGAACGAGCTTCTTTAGCTCCTCAACGGCTGGTCCACCTTTGCGAATTGTGGCGCCAACGTTTCCGCGCTCAAAGCCGCCAGGGATACGCGCGATAGTCCTAGCAATCGCCTGCGCCGTTTCTGCTTCGGTCATGCCGGTACCAGTGTTAAGCATGTGGCCAAGGCGTGCGCCCTCGCGTGGGCCAAGGCCTTCAAGGCTTGTTACAAGCTCTCGCGTTATAACTGGAGTCCTGCCAGACTCTTTGATCTTTAAAGCTTCTTTAAGGGCTCTTGCTACGCCAGCCGTACCGCCAAGTGCCTCCGGGTTAGCGGTGATAAACTCCGCAACTGCTTTATTGATTTGCTTCTGACCTGCCGGGGTGGAAGCAAGTTGCTGCATGCCAAGCGTACGGGCATTGCCAGAAAGAACCAATGCAGCCTTAGCTGCCTCAGATCGAACGGTTGCAACAATTCCCTCTGCAAGGTTTGGGCCTTTAAAGAAAATCTGCGTTGGGTCAAATCGACCGGAGATCTCCTCAATGAGCTGGCGAGAGGCAACGCTTTCAGCTCGGCCAGCGCCACCACGGGCACGTGGCTGGAGATACTGTGGGTATTCGCTGGATCGTGAAGTAACAAGCTCCTCAAGTGCCCGAACAACATACCTTGCCTCTATTTTTCCACTAGTGCTGCGCGGGTCAACAAAGCTTTGGGTTGGGACTGGCGTTGGTGTTGCGGCACGCTTAGGTGCTCGGGCAGGCCTATCGCTCTCCACGTCATCAACATACCCAGATCGACGCAGCTGCGAGCGTATGTTCTGAACGTTTCTGCGGTCGCCTCCGGTAGATGGGAAGAAGACTATCTGCTTAGACTTGTCTGGCGGGTAGGCAGCAAAGTGTCCGCCATTGGTCTTTTCAATGCGGAACCCCTGGCGCTCGGCCTTTGCCATCAAGGCTCGTAGGCTTGCCTCTTGGCCACGGCGAATCCTGGCGTCTTGAACTATGCCTGAGGAGGATGGGGAGGAGACTCGCTGAGCTTGGCGCTGGACACGCTCCGAAGCTGCGGCTAGTCGGGACATTTCCTCCATAGAACGACGAACGGCCCCGCCGACACGGATCGCATTGCGTTCCATGTCGCGCAGAGCCGGTATCGCCGTGCGAGTAATGTCTTTTGCAAATCCGGCAACGGGGGACTTCGATCCGCTGCCGAGTAGGCCGCCAGACGCAAGGGAGATTTGCTTGTTCGCAGACTGCAAGGCCTTAAGGCCGCTGAGAAGCCTGTCAATGTCGCGGAGCGTACGGGCTACACCGTCCTGGAATGCGGCAGAGTCAAGCGATATGCCAACCCGTGCTACATTATCAATCTCGGCCACTGCCTTTACCCCCCGCTAGGCCCCCGGCTTTCCGAAGACCGAAATCATTTGCTCCAGAGACCCAACTGTTTTCATCCCTGAAGAACCATCGGCGAATTTCGCCTTATTTTTACCGGAGGTGTTTTTGGTTTCGCCCTTCATCGCTTCATCACGCTTCTCAACATACTTTGCGTATGCATTAAGTTGTGGAAGCGTAAGTTGCATGAACTCGGCTGGGGTATAACCAAAGGCATCTGCATAAGAAGCCATGATCGACCCCCAGTCGATCTCCCCCCAGCTTACGCCTCCGGAGCTTTTCCCTCGGAAACGCCACCCTCATCGTTGCCGATGAGACCGCTTGAGCGAAGCACCTTGTCGATTTCGTCACGCATTGTATCGAGCGAGAACTTGTCACCTACCGCGCGCTCATCCATCTTGTTGTCATCCTTGCGAAGGACAAGCCAAAGGATATAACGAAGTACAGTGAACTTGGTAAGGTCGACCTTGTCAAGGCCTCCAAACTTATCCTCAATGTCCGCGAGGTCGTTGAGGGTGAGTACGCGCGTTGGGCGTACTTGATTAAGGGTTGCCATCTGAACACTCCTGGCCCCCGGAGGGGTCCGCTAAAAGCTCGGCGGCTTAAGCCGTGATTGTCACGATTTGCGCCGTGCTGGAATCATACTGAAGGTTGAACTCAAGGTCAACCTTGATGATGTCCTCTCGTGTAAACGGAATGTTGTGCTGATAGATACAAACCTTATGGCCGGTGATCTCCACCGACTTGGATGGATCATCTGAGCGGATGTGCGTGAACACTGCACGAACCGGTCGGTTGCGGAGCATCGACAAGTCAAGTGGGTTGACAGCCGCTGTACCAAAGTTAAGGTTTTCGCGGAAGTTCAACGTGCCTGGGTAGATGCTTGTCGAGCCATTATGGGTCAGCGTAGTGCTAAAGAGGCGCGAGAAGCGCATTGGGTCAAGCTCAAGTCCGCTGACGCGGATGGTTGACTTGCCACCAAAGTGTGCCTTAGCAATAGGGAAGTTAAACTGACCAAAGAATTCACGCTCTTGGAAGGAGATGTCAAACTCAACGTCGCCACCAATTTCGCCAATGTCCTGCATGCCTTGGTACTGAGCAAGGGCTGCGCTAGCTGGGTCAACAATGGCCGTAATGCTGGCCGTTGTTGAGGCGGTGTTGGTGTGAAGCCATTCGTAGTTGTAAACGGTTCCAACATACACGTCGTACGTTGTGGCGCCGGAAAGCGCGGTCCAGGAAACATCAAGCTTCCCGGTTGCGCTAAGGATTGCCGTCAGCGGGGCCGACGGAGTTGCCGTACCGGCAGCGTTCCGCCCAGCGACACGTACATAGTACGTGCCGGCTGGGACGGAGCCGCTAGCAGTTGAGGGGGTTACGGCGACGCCCGCAACCTGAGTATAAAGACCACCGGAAATCCAAGTACCGATTTGGAGCCGGCCGCTACCAAGTGTAAACATATTCGTAACCCCCTAAATTTCTATTACGCCGAGATCAGCACAACTGCTGGGGTCTTAGCACCACCAACGGTCGTGACGCAATCGCGGTCAACAACAGCCGAGAAGTCAATGTCCTGTCGGGCAATGTCTTCACGGGTGAACGGCATCATGAGCTGCATGCTGTATGCCTTCGGTAGGTGAATAATCACCGACTTTGAAGGGTCGTCCGAGCGAATGTGCTCAAACTTAACGTACAGCGGTCGTGGCAGGCCCATGAGGGCAGTCACGTTTGCAATGCTGGCGTTCGGGCGGCCGCCGTCTGGGTCAAAGTTGACCGAGTACGAGCCACCGGTAAAGTCGTCATGGGCGTTGCCATAAACGGTTGAGCTAAGGTCGGTGCCCTCACCGAGCGAAACGTGGAAGAGGTTCTTTACGTTGTCCCAGTTAATCTCAACGCCACGTGCGCGAATATCGGCCTTACCGCCGAAGAACGCCTTGGCAATTGGGAAGTTGGACTGACCATAGAACTCTCGCTCCTGGAAGTTAATGTCGAACTCGACGTCGCCGCCGACTTCGCCAACCGTTACGAGCTCGCCAGCGGCGTTGTAGCCACCGGTCGTACCAAAGTAGTTGGTGCTCGTCTGATTAATGACCGCTCCGGACTTCCAGAACGCCACCTTGACTACACCAGATCCAAGTGTAAGCATATTTATTTCTCCCTTATGTCTTGATGACGCTGTACCGGATCACACGCCGGTATTCCAAGCTCGGGTCATCGAAAAAGTCCCGTTGCGTAACTTTATGGGATAGGTGGAGAACAACCCCACCTGGGCCCGCCAGTCGGTTCCTATTAAGCAACACATCGACCCGGTTGCCAATAGTATTAATCTCTGCGGCGCTCAATTTGCTCACGATTACTATGTCTACAATAGGCCGGTCAATGGCAAGCCCAATATCGCTGCCTCCGCCCAAAATAGCTACTCGAATGGCTGGAGCGCCGCTTTTACCCGTAAAATTGATTGGATAAACCTTTTTATCCGTGTTTGTGCCGCCCAGCAGAGTCTGCAGGGTGGCGTCCCCGCCTAGGGTGCTAAAAAAGGTTTCGTACACGCCATTCATGCTTTGGATAGTATCTTTTTAGTCAACAAGAATCTACGTTTTTGCAATCTGCGACCACACTGATTTGGACATACCTACGATTTGTGTGGTATGCTCGCATCAGCCAAGCACAAGCTTGGTTTTTGAACATAGAAAGGGTAAGAACATGAGCTTTGTAAATACTCTCAAAGGCTTTTTCAGCACAAAGAAGAGCAAGCCGGCCCCAAAGACGAAGAAGGCAGCCCCAAAGGCCAAGAAGGCAGCCCCAGCGAAGGCAGCCCCTACCAAGGCGGCCCCTACCAAGGCGGCCCCGGCTAAGACCCTAGTTTCTAAGAAGTAGTCACTGTGGCTACATCTTCATATCGAAACTGGACATCCCAAGAGAAGCAAGACGCAGTCCGTCTTGAGTATGAGGAGTTCGTTGCGATCTACCCAGATCGAACGTTTAATTCCTACAGCCTCCAGCGGGGCCGATTGCTAAATGGTCAGCGTACGTTTATTGATCGCAGGATCACAAACGGCCGCAAGCCAAGCGTAATCCCGGGAACGCTGCGAGAAAGGGTGACAATGTCAAAGAACATTGATATCATTAGCTCAATTGCCGAACGAGAAGTAACCGCCTACGAGGCAACTTCGGAGATTGAGCGCCTTAAGGCAGCCCATCGCAAGGCGCTGCGAAAGCTCGACGACAGGGACCTTGCAAAGCAGGAGCTGATTCAGGCGGTGTACCAAGCCGCACACGAAGCAGCGGCGGCAATGAATCTTAAGCCGGTTACTCCGCCAAAGGCGGACACCCGAAAGGCCGAAGATGAGGTTGCTGTGTTGCTTTTGTCCGATTGGCAGCTTGGCAAGATTACCCCAACCTACAATTCTGAAGTCTGCGCAGAACGCATTGCGCAGTTGGCAGAGAAGGTGCAGAAGCTGGTTGAAATCCAGCGGAAGGCACACCCGGTCAAGGAAGTTCGCGTATACCTCCTTGGAGACCTGATTGAGGGGGAAGATATTTTCCCTGGGCAGGCTCACTTGGTTGATGCGTCCCTGTACAACCAGGTATTCCACGGCGGAGAAATCCTTGCCGACTTGATTCGCAAGCTTGCTGGCTCTTTTGAGCATGTCAAGGTTGTTGGGGTCATTGGCAACCACGGACGACTTGGCCGAAAGGGAACGTTCCATCCGGAATCAAACGCTGACGCGATGATGTACCGGATTGCATCAATGCTCGTAAAGGAGCAGAAGAACGTTGAGTGGGTTGAAACTCTTGCCAAGGGCGAGCGCGCCTGGTTTGCAACCGACGAAGTCAAGGGAAAGACTTGGTTCCTGTTCCACGGGGATCAGGTCTCCGGCGGATTTGCCGGCTTCCCCTGGTACGGCTTTGGCAAGAAGCTTCAGGGATGGAACATGACCGTGGCGCCGTTTGATTACAGCGCAGCTGGCCACTTCCACACCCCGACACGCATGTACCTCAATGGGATTACCCACTGGAGCGGTGGCTCGACCGAGAGCTCAAACACCTACGCTCAGGAGCTGCTTGCTTCTGCCGGAGAGCCGTGCCAGTGGCTGCTATTCCAGCACAAGGACGGCGTGACCGCTGAGTATTTGATTCGACTTACTTAAGCCGGGAGCGTCGCTGGCTCATAATGCGCCGGTACCGGGACCGCGACATTGATGCAAGTTTTCGGTAGCCGTAGCCACGGCCACTGGCTGATTCAATGGGCGCGGTCCCAAACTTTTCTATAAGCTTTACTACGCCCCAGGTGCTTAGCTTTGTTTTGGCTGGAACGTAGCCGCCGCCCTTAGCCGTGGCAACTTTTAGGTTTGATGCAATAATAGCCGCAATAGATCGAGAGATTTCGTTGCCGATGGATTGCATTTGGCCGCGAAATTTTGCTGCTGGAGCAGAAAGAAAGTCGCCAGGAGCTGCTTCAGCGTAAGGCATTCCGTCCTTGTCCGTCGGATCTGTGCCATATGTCACGGAAACATATTGAACGCCACGTTTGCCCACAGGGGAAACAGAGAACACGCTTTGCGATGTTCTGCCTTTATCAAAGGATTCATTGGAGTCTGGAGACTCAAGACCGGCAACCAATGCGCCAGTGTCAACCGGGGCAAGGTCGGAGGCCATTCCGGCAAGGCTTGAGGGGCCACCATATACCGCATCAGTAACGATCTTGACGGCGGCACCCGCAAATGCAGGCTCTAGTTCTTTTGTTGACTCCGTGAGAACCTTCCTAACTTTCCTTAGACTTTCTTCTGCCGATTTGATATTAAAAGTAACTTCACCTTTTGCCATATTATTCAGTAATCCTGGCTACCACTAGAAGGTGATGGTTCAAGGCCTCCTGGCCAGTCTCAACGACGGAAAAGTTCTTACCATCAACCGTAAGAATGTCGTTGACCTGTGGCCGGTATTCACCGCGAGCAAACGGCAGCCAGAACTTGTACACGTCTTTTACCGAGCGTCCAGCCGGGCCAATGTTCTCCTGGTGGTATGCCTGCTGGTAGTGACCGTTCTTTGTCCAGACAGCAGCATTAGTAATTACCGGACTTCCAATTGAGTCCTGCCCGGTAAGGCCTGGTCGGGTAAGCGAGATAATCTTGTTGAAGCCTGGAATCATTTAATAACCGGCCTGATGTATTGATCTAGCAGCATTGTTGCTGCCAATGGGATTGCAGCAGCTGGGTCTCTCTTTGCTCGTGAGCCACCCTGGCCAGCCTCGTTAGAGTAGATTTCCATCTCACCGACGCGGAGGCGGCTAATTGCCTGGAGGCCCTGCTTGGCAAGGCTGTCGCGGGCCAAAAGCTCAACAGTGACAAGGGCTGTCGCATCTTTGATGTCCTGCGGCGGAACCGACGCCCCATGGGTATAGGTAATTTCAACAACCGGCTCAATCATTCCAAGGGCAACAATTGCCGGGAAGAGCGAGTAGGTCACGTTGGCGAGGGAGGTAATCTCGACGTACCCGCGATCAGAGTTAATGAAAATGTCATTAACTGTAAATGCAGCAGACTGCTGAGCGCTCACGTACACCCTTACGTTTTCAACGGAGATAATAGATCGATGGACCGGGTAAATCCTGCGGGTTTTCTGGTCCCAGCGATGCTTCTCTGTTGAGCTTCGGTGGTCAAACGTATAGCCAACGTAAGAGTCAACAAGCGAGCTAGCAACCTTAATGACCTGACGAATCTTATTATCGGTAAGCTCTGTACCGTCTGGGTTTGTCAGGTCTCCCAGTTCGTACTCTCGAAACTCATCGACGCCAAGGTATCCAAAGTGTCGGCCAGGGGCCGGGGTCGAGTATGAGCCGTTTACGCCGGTGCTGCTGTTATTCAAACGATAGGAATACCACGAAACAGATGTGCCGTCATTGTCGACGTAATCGTATGTTCCAACGTTCGCAACTAGGGCCTGATAGCCAATGGAGCTCCAAGTACCCGTTCTCGACGTAGCATCCGTTTCGTTATTGGCACGGCCAATTTCTACGCGGTTGTACGTCGAGATGTCGGATATAATATTCGGGACGCCTATTTTGACAAGACTTGCCATGTTGCTACGATCCGCCTTTCATATGGCGGCGGTCCACGTCGTCCCGCCTACGATTACTTTCCAAGAGCCTTTACGTATTCAATCCACTCAACTGGCACAGCAGCGCGCGAAACGCCATCCTGCTCAGTTGGACGAACCCATCGGCCGTCCGGAAGAGTGAACGAGCCCGTTACGGGGACGACAATCTGCCAAATGCCTGGGGCAACTTCCCAGCCACTGCCAACTGCTGGCTTGTCGCCAACTGGAGCAGCTACAACTGGGGTGGAAACGACAGGGGCCACGGCGACCGGGGCCACAACGGCTGGGGCAGCGGCCGCTACGGCCTTCTCCTCAGACTTGTCTTCGGACTTTCCAAGAATGCTATTAAGGTCAACCATGGTTTTCTCCTTTTATTGGGCGCGCTTGCACCCGTGTCGCTCCACCTCTGAAAGAAGCGCGAGCGGGACTTTGGCCCTTCCGTTCTTAAACTCAAGAACCGAATCGTCGGAAAGCATAATTTTGTTACCAAACTCCCAAGTAATTTCTACCAGGTAAGAGGGGTTGTTGGCAATAGCAAACGCAATTGCCTTCTTTGCCATTAGCTCGTGGTGCTCAATCTTCCGGTTTTTTCTTCGTTTTGCCATAGTGGACTCCAAAAAGAAGAGGGACGGGGTCTCCCCCGCCCCTCTTCATTTACCCGAAGGTATCCTAGATTAGACGGCTACGCGAATCTTTCCATTGAACTGAGGGGCCTTGTTTGCAAGACCGTACATGCAGTACATGATGTAAAGACGGGAAAGGGAACCGTTCACGCCCACTGGAATCTCCAGCGTGGTGATCGAGTCCGACCCAAGGTAAGGCATCGACCAGACTGACTCGTCGATGACATACATGTCGCGGCTATCAACCGAGCTCACGGTATAATTCCCGATGCTGTCGCCAGGAACCGAAAGGAGCGGAAGCTCCCCAGCGGCCGTGACAACGGAACCGAGCGTAAGACCCATTACGTTACCCGACTGCCCTGGAGCGTTGTAACGAACAAGGTTCGTCACTTCGTTCACAAGACCGGCGTAGTCCGTAGGCGAGCAGAGGATCGCTGAGGGGCTGCCACCGGCATTCAAGATGCTGGCGACGTTCTCGTTGATCGTCTTAAGATAAGCAGCAGTACCCTTGGTTGCGATCTGGGCAGTGCCAGCCGCTGATCCAAGGAGCTTGCGGAGACCGTCAAACCCGTTCGCATCGTATGCGCCGAGCTCGTTGGTGGTCACACCGGTGGTGTTCGTCGAGTTGCCCTGGAAGAGGGTCTTCTGAAGCTTCTTGGCGATAGCGGTTACGCCACCCTCAAGCTCAGTCGAAAGGCCCTGCTGCCCCGGAGCGCCGCCCTGGGTAATCGCAAACTGCGACTTCAGGGTGATACCACGGCGGGTCGCCAGAACGGCCACGTTGGTCGTCTGTCGTGCATAGGTGTTCGTGTCGTCCGTAACGGTGCCGGTCTCCGTCTGGAAGACTGCATCGCCAAAGGCTGACTGCTGATTGAACGCGTGCACGAGGCCGTTTGCCGGCTCCTTGCGGATGCGCTCAAAGAATGGGAACTTCTTTACGAACAAGGCGTAAAGAATTGGCTCGAGATCCTGTCGGATAAGAGCCGCGCCACCGCTCGCATCGAGCAGCTTGGCAATGTTCGGATTCGCAACCGCAAGGCGGTTAAGAATGTCGGACGAAGCCTGCTTGCCCGCTTCGCGGGTAGCCTGAATGTCAAGGGCCTCGCCGAGGTCGGCGCGGCTCATCTTCGAGAACTTCTTGCGAAGCTCGCGCTGCGTAGCATAAGCATCGGCTACGTCGATTGACTCATCGGCAGCACGGCCGACGAGGTGCGGGGCATCAGCAAGGGCATCAAGGCCCTTCTGAACGTCCTGCAACTTTTCGTTAAGTTCGCTCATGATTTTACTCCTCACTTTCCAGCATGCGCTGGATAACAGGCGAAAGCCAAGGGGCATTCGTCCCGGAATTGTTTGAAGCAACTGAATACGACTTGCGGCCGGATGGAAGATCCATCAAGCGTCCGACGACATCAAGTGCCTTTGCAAGATCAGCCTCGACCGTGGCCTTCTGGCTAAGCAGTTCGGTCAACTGAGCCTTGACGGCTGCGACCTCCCGCTGAGCGGCAAAGGCTGCATCTAGCGCAGACTTGGCGATAGCGGTCACCTCGTCAGAAGCCGGAGCTTCGACAGCAACCTCCGCCTCAGGCTCCGCAGGGGCCAAAACTGGCTCCGCCGCAACCTCAGGCGTAACTTCGGGCGTTGGCTCTTCAGCCACAGCCACAGCCTCAGGCTCGCCATCAGAGGCGAGCTCAGCGACCTTAGAAATGATTCGCGCGCGCTCAGTGGCGCTTGCACGAACAAGGACAGCCCCAAGGGCCTGCAATACTTCAATGGCCGGATCAACGACCTCTTCAGCGGCAGGCTCGTCAGCGGCAGGCTCGTCAACAGCTGGCTCAACGGCCGGCTCCTCGACGACTGGTTCCGCTACGGGCTCAGTATCAGACTTGGCAACGGCGGCCTCAGCCTCCACGCCATCGGCCTCTTCGGCCTGGTTCTCTTGTGCGGGCTTAACCTTATCCTTGTCATCGCTCTGCGTGACAGTGACGGTGACCCGCGTGGCCTTTTCACTTTCCACGATAGTTTCTCCTTCAGCGAGCAAGGAATTAGCGGAACTATCCACATCGCCCTTTTGCTCATATTCATCAACAACCTCTACAGCGTCAATCGAAACTGCTGGGCTGGAGTCGATCTCTGTCGGCTCGTTGGCCGCAGATTCAATTCCTGAAGGAGTTTCCTCCAAGGAATTATTAGTCCCGGCGGCATCCGAGCTGTCGCCATCAGAATCGTCAAAAACAGTAACAACCTGGCCCTCAAAATCTAGAGCGCTCTTAAGCGCTTCAATTTTGCGCAAGGTAGAGAATTTGTGCCCAACAAGCGTTTCCGTTGCAGCCCAGCCCTCAGAGCCCTTTCGGTAAACCCTAATGAGCGCGGCCGGGTCCTCTGGGGTCCCCGTAATTGTAAATTCAGAGCCAGGCACATTAATCTTGCCGTCTCGAACAACGCGGGTAATTTTCCCCCGAGCCGTTCCGCCGCTTGAGCCCCAGGAGACAAAATCACCCGTGGATAGGCCTTCGGCCTTGCGGTTAACCACAACTTCGCCAGCTTGCTCGGCAGCCTTTAGGCTCTTGAGGGCATTCTGAAGGTATGAGCGCTGATTGGCCGGGATGCCAACCACAGACGCTTCCATAAGCTTGACAGAATCAATAACGTATGTATCGTCGCCGGTATTGGCGTCCTTTTTCTTTGAAACACGGTCTACCCGGGCACCAATAGACAAGCCAAGCTTAACGCCGCGCTTAATAGCCTTAAAGGCGCGCATAGCCTCTGGGTTCTCGTCTTCTTTGCACACCAAGACGTCAATGTCAAGGTCGTAAACTTCGGAGTTGGTCTCGGCGTCAAAGCGCTTTACGACGCGGGCGTCCTTTACGGAGCCAAAAAGGTCTTGCGGTACGTTGTAATTGTGGTTAAGGAAGATCGTCATGTTCTGCTTGGCCGTATCGGCCATGGTCTTAATGGCGTTGAGTGTCATCTCATCGCCATGCAGGTCACGGATTGTCGAAGATGTCGTCCCGGTAACATAAAGGTCGCCGTTTGACGCCTCGTATGCTTTCAGGGCATTCGTATAAACCTTAAAATCCACGTTTACCTCCCTAGGGTACCGAGCCATACTGATGGCGCGGAATCTTTGCGTCAATGAGATATTAATCTCTATGAACAATAAATTGGGCCAAGACTACAACCCGAAGGCGATAGATTATTGTTACTTTTTACCAAAGTAAGCCTCATGCGGACAATACATGGATATTCTACAACAGTATTTCACACACCACCCATTATTCTGTTGATAGTATCTCCTTATGGAAATTGACCAACACATTGAACACCGGCCGCACGACGAGCAGCTTAGCTGCGTGCTGTGCGACGAAATACGAGAGCGCGGACGAGAGGTCCGCGAGCTAGCCTCTGCCCTAATCCGACTTCACAAGACCATTACCCCGGTCCTGGAGACGTACCAAAAGCTCAAACGCTCCCACCCTCAATGCGCTTCTTGTGGCATCATGGCAGGGCCAGTTGGCCAGCATCACGAAAACGAACTGGTCCCAGAGCCAATGGTTCCACGGGCTAAGGGGCAAAAGCGATACAATGTTTGCCACTGGTGCTATGATAACCTTGCGAAGTCAAGGAAGAGCGTTCCCCAGCAGCGAAAGCACCAACTTGACATAGAGCAGTCCTTTAAAGAGCAGGACAAACTTGACGGTATTGAAGAGGATGACATTTGACCCCACCAGAGGTTCACGATACTATCGACGTTGACTTCTCCGACGGCAGACAAGTTG